CGTCATGTGGATAACTCATCAGTATACCCGCCAGTATGGGCGTGTCTGGGGATAACCCCTGTGGATACTTAACAACGAGGTCGGGCGTGTCGGATGCCGGCGCTTTCGGGTGTGTCTATGTGGTGTAAATCACTAATTACATGCGTGTTATTCACGGCGTGTCGTCTTGACTTTTGGGGTTATCTCTGCTATAATTCCATTATACAAAAAAATAAAGAAGCAGACTCAATGAGCCTAGCGAATAACCCTCAACAAGAGGATGAGCCTAGCGAATAAGTGAGTCAGAGATTAGATAGCCTCAATGAGCCTACCAAATAAGCCTAGCAATAGGATGAGCGTAGCAAGTAAGTGAGGTATCTCACACCACGACACTAGGGAAATACCCTCAAATTGTCAGACCCCCCTGCTAGAATTGCAGGTATAAAGAAAGTTATCTAGAAAGGATAAACTAAAATGAATACAATAGACTTTAACAAGTTAAGAGCAGATGTTGCTCAACATGGTGGAGGTCATCTAGTAGATGAACTACGCAAGAGCCAACAGGCTCGCTACGATAGAGAGGATAAGAGTATCCTTGATGCACTAAGTCAGGCTAACGCCTATCTATCTGCTCAATACAATTTAGATGAGGAGGTTAAATAGTTATGGAGTTCTACGCAGACTTAGAATACATATCGCTATATGTTAACAACCTATACCCAAATGGTATAGCGATAGAATTACCCACATGGTTATTCTTTGGCACTATCGCACTAGTGTGGTCAGTAAGACAATGGAAAAAATAACAGTAGAGTATTCTACTGAACAGTTAAGACGCAAAGCCCACCTAGAAAATGGTGGGACACTTGCTAACTATGATAGGACACACTACACAGAGCAAGCATAGAGGGCTTCCCCCCTTTATGTGCTCACTATATTTTTCTATTATATTTTTTTAAATCATGCATCGTACATCTGAAAAAAATATTCAGATTTCTATAAAAGTGAAAATAAAAATTTTTTCAGATTATTTCTGGCCAAGATCCTCTGTCTTCTAAGACAAAGCCATTCTCTCTATCGAACAATTGATAATCAAGACTTACAACTTTAAAGGTTTCTCCAAAAGCAAGAAGTACTTTGGCAAGATTTAATTCTCCGCAGGTATATAAATCAAACTGAACTAATGATGGATCTTCTTCGTCCCAGATATGAAATGCTATATGGCTAGTCTCTATCATTACAATAGCCGTAAGTCCACGATTGCCTGGTTTGTCAACATAAGACGCAAAAGGCCCTTTAATAATTTTCATGTCAATATTTTCAACTAGGCGGGTAAGAAAGTCAATGCCTTGCTCTTCGGTATTGATAGGATTTTCTACTTTGGCGTTAACCAATAAATGTTTATGAAATAGCATAACTTTATTGTACACCATACGCTTGGTTCAAGAAATCATCTGCCCAAAAAACAGCAAGAGACTCATTACCAATATCATCAAAGTAATAGCGATTCTTTTCAGGGCTGTAGGTCCAGCCTTTCCAAAGATTGTTTTCTTCTTCAGCCCAAGTAAGGTTTGTATCCATTACTTAATCATATCAAATTTTTGCGGGGAAGTTAAGCGATAACTAAATTAATAACATTATTTATTTAATAAGGGTATAATATATACATGCAATCAATCTATGAAATTCCTCTAAACTCTGCAGAAGGCACCCCAAACTTCCTTGAACAGTACAAAGGTAAAGTTACGTTAGTTGTTAATACAACAGTAGGTTGCGGTAACGCTAATCAAATGGAAATTCTTCAGTGGCTTCAAGAGAAATATCAGGATCAAGGGTTTGAAATCATTGCTATTCCTACAAATGATTATTGTGGTCCAGGAATTACTTCTGGAAAATGGGCAGATGGAATTAATTGCGGTATAGATTCAAAGGCTTACGGAGAAGATGTTTACGGAACAACATTTAAGTATTCTGAAATGGTTTCTTCACTCCCACACAAAGATTTTTATGAAATGTATCCACATGTACCATCAAAAGTAACTGGACTAGTTCAAGAAACTAAACCAACTCATGATATTTATCAAGAAATTTCATTACAAATGAAGGCTTTGCGTGAAATGAAAGAGCATCTAAAAGACTTTGATACAGAAGGAAAATTCATGTCGCCATGGCTAAGCATGGGCTTCTATGGTGGAGGTGACATGGGAGGCAACTTCGAAAAGTATCTTATTGATAGAAATGGATATGTCATGAAGCACTTTGAAAACACAGTCTTAAACTACGATGTTGAAAAAACATTAAAAAGGTCGCTGATTGAAGAGGGAAAGTCCCCCTATATTCGTGACGATAGATCAATGGAAATGTTTGTAGAGGAGTATGCTTTTGTTTGTTACGAAATTGAAGCAGCAATTGCAGGAGAAAAATCTGCACTTAGCCCAGTTCTAGCAAAAGTTTAAAACGGGATAGTCAAGAGTAACTAGACAAATAGGGTCCTGTATGGTAAAATTAATATATGCACTTACTAGGACTAGAGATTCGGAAAGACCGTAGAGAGAAAAAATACTCTATGAAGGCTTGCTATCGCTGTGGCAAGGTTATGTGGATTGCAAAAGAGCAACTCCGTGTTGATAATTACTGCTCATCCTGTAGTTAAAATGGCTATCCTAGACAATTTAGAAGCCTCTATGGCAGATGACGACGGTATGCCAAGTCAAAAAGATATAAACGCTATTAAAGAAATACTTAAAGATCCACATCTTGAGGAACGTCTAAAATACATGGAGGACAATGGAATCTAAATATCCAGAATCTTGGTCAAGGCAAACACCTAAAGGATACGAAACAGAGAGCAGCATAGCAAGACTGCAAGATGGCGAGTCTGTTATAAATGATGGTTTGGCATTAAAGGTTTTTCAAGAGTTTTGTTGTGAAAGTTGTTCTTGCAAATCTGAAAAAGATCATATGAGAAATAATGAATAGCCTAACTCATTATGGATCTTACGATCACTCAGATAGGATGTTATTAATTCTTGCAATCGCTGCAGGTATAACATTAATTGTTTTTTTTATAAATGAAAAATTTAGATAATGTTTATATATGACGATAACTTTTTAACAGAAGAAGAAATAATAGAAATAGATAAAAATTATTTTAGCCCTGAAAAGTCTTGGACATATTTCCCTGGAACTCAATCAGAGCCTGGATACGAATATAAATTTGAAGAGGGAAATTCTATGGTTGATTTTCCAGTCAAAGATGTCGCATATTTTTCTTGTTTTCAAATAGGGAATACTGAAGACATGAAATATAATCATAAAGTAAGTCCAATATTTATATCCTTAATAGATAAGTTTTGTAAAAAACATAAAATTGAATACTCTAAAGTAATAAGAATGAAATTTAATATGACTCTGAGATCAGACTATGATAGCCATATGTATCCGCATGTAGATAATATGAATGATCATTATGTTTTTTTATATTACGTGAACGACTCAGATGGAGATACTTTTGTTTTTAACGAAAAGGCAGAGTTATCTAAAAAATTTGAATATAAAGATTTAACATTAATGAAAAAGATAACCCCTAAAAAAGGGGCAGCAATTCTTATGGATGGAAAACATTTTCACGCTATATCTGCGCCAACTAAAACCAATTTAAGATGTGTAATTAACGTTAATCTTCAGTATTAAAAATTTTTAATAAGGCTTCTTAGCCATTTCATAAGCCTCATCAGTGGTTTGGCCGTCACTACTTCCTACGCAATCTGTTTGATTTGGCTTTGCCATGCCAAGCCCAATATGAAGCATATCTTTGTATTTTTCGCAATATTCTTTTTCCTGAGCAAGCATTTTGTCTTTATGATCTTCTGGATATAAATCATTATCATCATCTGACCAAGCCTGACACAATAAAATGTCATAATAATCTCCTGGACCAAACTCTAAATCTGGTCTCCAGTGAGCATCTTGATTTCCAGTAAGCCAAACAGCCGAACCATATAGCCCCATCTCAAACTTTTCATCTTTAACATAAAAATCCCACTGCTTAAGAGATCTCAGTCTAACTGTGCAGGTATATAAGGTTTTATTTGTAACAACGTCTACGTGTGGAGTTAAGTTTGGTGCTCCACCACTGTCATGTGTGTATCTTGCATAGATTAAAACTACATTTTCATATGGGACATGTCCTTGTCCTAACTCTTCTGCTTTATTTTTAATAATATTAACAATTTCTATTGGCCAATCCTTGTTGCTTGTAATAAAACCATTACCTTGAAATTTAAAAAATTCGTCGTACTTATCACCCTTTTCTCTATGACCTCTTTCCATCTTTTCATCAACAACTCTATAGATAAGATCTATTTGGTCTTTTGTAAGAAACTGATCTATTTGAAAAGGCTCTATTCTTTTAACGCTCATTAAGCCATTGTATCATTATTTTACCATTTACCAATAGGGCACTTAGCATTTACTAAAGTTGTTTTTAATTTCATAAAGCATCCACACTTACGACAAGTTTCTGTCTTAGGTCTAAAGTACTCACAAGACTTACAAATTTCTAAGCGGGACTTAACAAGGTCTTCTGTGCTTTTTGGCTGATTAGGATTAAACAAATCCCAAGGCTTAACATCATCTGACATATTTCTTAATAACAGCCATAAGGCAAACACCAAACATAATTAAACCTAATACCATTATTTCCATTCTATCTCCTGGTTATACGTAACACTATACTCACCTGAATATATCTCCGCATAAGATATTATATCGCACATATACCTTGTAAGGGTGTTTAAGCCAACCATATCACACATGTACTTGATACCATTGGTGATTGGAGAATAGTTCATCCCCTCGCTTTCTAGGGCCTTATTTAGTGTATCTAAATACCTTTGCTTACCAAACCTTTTTGATGAAAATGATTGGTTTGGATACTTCTCTCGTATATCTGAAATATCTAAGGTTTGTTCAATAATTGGTTTTACATCTATATCCCTGAGCCTCTTTGACCAGTTACGCATGTTGTTGCTGTAATTATCCATATTAGTTAGTGTTGAGTCAGCATGAGCCATGCGTTTGAGGTCATACAGATCAAGATCAATCTCTATTGCCGCCGAAATTAAAAAACAAGTTGCAAATGGAAATTTCGCAGTATATGTTTTTGTATTCCAAAAACGATTTGGATTAAACGACGAATCAGCCATATTGTCATTTTGAACTCTCATATGATTTCCGACCGAAACGAATTCTTTTGTATTCATGTCACAATCGACAAAAAGACATTCTTCCGGCTTTACATCGTCAGAAAGACATAATAAACTTTTATCATACGTACCAACAATTTTCGAACCATACTTACGATTCAATAACTCCGCCGACATAAAACCATCAATATCTGGCGAGATAATAATTTTCTGAGACTTCTGCAGCGTTTCCAAGATAGCGTTGTTAATTTTTAATTTCTCCTTAAAAAAATGTTATAATTAATCTATTATGGAATTAGCCTCTACCACAACAGCACTTATAATTTCTGTATTCACAATTATATCAGGAATTGTTCTTACAATCAAGTGGTTAGTAAAACATTATTTAAACGAACTTAAACCAAATTCTGGAACATCGATAAAGGACCAAATCTCAAAACTAGAAGTTCAGGTTAATGAAGTGGACTCAGACAATAAAAAAATAGAAATTAAGTTAGATAAAATGTACGAGATATTGTTAAATTACATAGCAAATAAAAAATAGTCTATATATATAATATATTAAAGGTTTAAAGGTGTTCTTTTTTCTTATATATTTTTAAGTATACACTATAAAATTTAGATCGTGGGGATCAATCTTAAATATTGAGACAAATTTTAAAAACTTTATAAAATTGTTATATTTTTCAATCTTAACATAATCATTGTTTTGACCCTTGGGGACATTAAAATCAGAGGTGACATTTTATATATTTAATGGTATAATCTTGTTATGTCTTCCTGTGAACCTGAGATTTTTGGGGCTGACCCCGTTACTATACGATGGAGTGTGGTCCGAGGGGATACCTCCACAGTAAGGGTTGATTTTTTAAATGACGACGAAACCACATATTTGGATATTGACGACTGGGAATTCGTTGCAAGCGCATATGATCGTAAAACAGATATTATAGATGAGTTAGAGGTAGAGGCTTTTGATGGCTATATTGTAATTACCGCTCCCGCCGAAACTACATCGTTTTGGGGAACTACATATGGTGGAGTAGTTGCTGAATTATCTTTTGATTTACAGATTAACATAGATGAAACAATTTGGACGCCTATTCTTGGAACTATATCTGTTTTTGGCGATGTGAGTGTAGGTTTGTAATGGCAGTCATTAAAGTTAGCAACGTAAAAACAAACTTGCCAGACGTTATTAGAATAATTGCTTCTGGAACAACCAAAACAATAAAAATAAAAAAATAGGAGTGTATTGTGGCTGTAAGTAAAAATATATCAACTCCGTTTAATACCAAAGATAAGTATATTGAGCAAGTAATTCAAGCACAAAGTAATAACCCTGAGCCACAAATTGTTCAAGCAATACATATACCAACGCCAGGACCTCAAGGACCTCAGGGATTAAAAGGTGAAAAAGGTGACACTGGAGAGCAGGGACCAAAAGGGGATCCTGGAGTAAACGGAGCAAGAGGAGATCGTGGAAAACCAGGAATAGATGGCATATCTGCTTCTGGACAAACACCTGGATGGGGCAAATATTATAATAGCGATATCAAACCTTTTATTCTTGGTATTACAGAAGGGGATAGCGGTTGGGTTTCTTTATATCTTAATAGCAAGAATGATGTGAATAATTTTTTGCCAAAAGATAGTGGTAGTTTGTGGGGAAATGATATAAGGGCTTTAAATTTTCTAAGTTTAAATGTAGGGGCTAAAATTGATGTACTGTATGAAGTAGAGATATCTACTCAGTCTAGCAACACAGACATTTGGATTCGGACATTGTTTACAAAAAATAATGTAGGTCATTCTAATTTTGTTGGAAGTCTAAAGTATCAAAATGTGTATGATTTTTCTATTAGTCAAACATTTTATTTAGAGGATAAAGATTTTAAATCCTACGCCAAACCACAAATTAGAACAGATTTTCCTGCTGAATTGATTTTAAAAAGCATAACAGTTTCTGTTTCTTAATGGTATAATAATAATAGTTTTGGGTTCGTCTAATGGTCGGACCCCCGCCTCCGAAGCGGGTAACGCTGGTTCGATTCCCGCACCCAAAGGAAAAAAGGAGACTTATGGCTTTTCCAGGTACTTATAATTTTAATTACTATCGTGGAGATACTCATGAGTTTGTTGTGTCCCCTAAAAATTCTGATGGAACGGCATTTAGTTTAGACTCTTATCTTGGAAACGGTGCTTACACAATTGCTACAGCACGAGGAACTACTGGAGTAAAAACTACAGCACAGGCAATTATTAATACAACCAACGATACTATAGTTTGTACAATTTTACCAGCGGTGGGTAGAACTTTAGCAGCAGGAACATATGTATATGACGTTCAAATCAGTTCTAGTGCCACAAACATAATTACCATTATAACTGGAACTGTTACTGTAACAGATGATATAACCGGAGCAGTTTAATGGCGGTAGATGTTTTAGTAAATACAGAAGATGTAACTGTCTTAGGTTCTCCTCCAGTTGTAAATGTTCAACTAGATATTGGAGCAACAGGAATTCGTGGAAATAAAGTTTTTGTTGGCACTGGTGAGCCAAATGCATTTACAGTTCAAGAAACAATTTTTAATCAAGAAATTATTGCTGGTGATCTATACATTAACAACGCTATTGGTTCTGAATACTCATATATGTATCAATATATATCTGCTCCAGGATCTAACACTTGGTTCCCAGTCTTAAATTTAAATCCAACAATTTATTCTAGACTTATTGAAAAAACTTTTGTAAGCGGAACATCTACAATTTTAATTCCAATTGCAGATATAGTTCAGAATAGCCAATCAATTCTTACTGAAGAAAATTTTTTAATAAACTTTTCTGTTGGATATCAAAATCCAGTTGCTGCATCTATAACTGCGGTGTCTATTACCGGAGCCAGTAGTGATACACTTTCAATTTCTTTAAAGGCTGCGGAATTAGATTCTGGGACTTGGATTAATTTGTCTGGAACCGTAACTGTTCATCTTTCAATTACTATCACTCAGTTACAAACCGAGGAGTCATGATATAATGAGCAAAGGTGGTGAGTAATGGCTTCTGAAAACATTGGTAACGTATATCCAACCAAAATTCCTGGTTATGATGATTCTGCAGACATTCAGGCAGCATTAAGACTATATCATTACGGATCTAGTTTATATGACGTTAACAATACAAACACAGCATTATTAACAAATCCATCTTTGGCATACTCTCTTCATGATCTACAAACACAAATTGATGACAATTTATTAAATCCAGCAGCAGCAGCAGAGGTTCAAGATGCAGAGCCAACATCACCTGTAGACGGATTTTTATGGGTGCAGTCAAACGTTTTAGCAACTGGTTCTCCAGCATCTGCAACATCTATTTATCAAAATGCAACGCCAACATCAAACCTTATAGATGGATTAATCTGGGTAAAAAAGGGAACATCTCCCCTAGAAATGTATGTATATGATTCTAACACTAGCGCATTTATTCGGGTGAACTAATGGCAGCGATTAATTCCACTTCAAGGCCAGCATATGTTTATGATGAAGGAACCAATCAATGGTATAGAATTGCAGGAGATGTAAATACCGCTTCAGCATACACTTGGACAGCAGCACAAACATTTGATAATCCAGTTACTTTATCATCTACGACTATATCTAAAAATTTTAATATATTTTTAAATCCATCTGCAGTCACAGCAGCAATACCATCTCCAGTATATGGAACTTTAATTTTTATAAAACAAGACTCTGTTGGAAACACAATTAATGATTTTCAATTTTTTGATGGATCCGTTTGGCAGTCTATAACAGATCCAGTATATACATTTAATCAGCAATCATCTTCTTATACATTAACTATTTCAGACTCTTTTAAAATGATTGAGATGTCTTCTGGTGGAAATTTAACTATTCCACTCAATAGTTCAGTGGCTTTCCCGATTGGAACTGCTATAGATGTGCTTCAGACTGGTACCTCTCAAGTAACTTTAGTTGGCGCAGAAGGAGTCACTGTGGATTCAACTCCTGGATTAAAATTAAGAACAAGATGGTCTAGTGCAACATTAATCAAGCGTGATACAAACACTTGGTTAGCAATGGGAGATTTGACTGCATAATGGCAAAAAACCCTGGACGTGGAAATAAAATATTTAGAAGGAACACAATTCCAAATGTAGTTGGTTTGTCAAAATCAACGGCAGAATCAAATCTATCAAGTGCAGGATTTAACTTTGTAACAACAAACGAAAATACAGCAGATAGTGCACTAAATAATACTATCAAAACTCAAAGCATTGCAGCAGGAGATTCAGCAGCCCTAGGGACTACCGTAAACTTAGTAAACAATGTTTTTTCATTTGCCCCATTTGGAGCGTTTGGATTTACCCCATTTGGATTTACTCCTGTATTTTCATTTACCCCAGCATTTATTTTTTCTCCACCATTTAGATAGGAGATAAAAAATGTTTTTAGGAGCAATTCCACTTAGTGAAAAAATTTATTTATCTAATAAAACTTTAGTGAACGCTGAAGATTTAAAAGTTGGAGATAAAGTTCTTTCTTTAAAAATTTTAGATGAAGACATAAAAGACTCTATAGATTTTTATGAAAAATATATTAAAGAAAAAAAACAAGTAGACAATTTTCAATTAAGCGAAGCAACTGTATACTCAGTTTATCTAGACAAAGAATCTAGAGGAAAATTTGTAAAAATGGGAAATCAATTTGTTCATCATGGGCAATACATTGCAACAGCAATGTCAGAAGGAAAAGTTTTTTCAAAAGAGAATCCTCCAATTTTAGATTTTTATAAATCTTGGACTGTTCCACATATTAAAGGTTTAACTAATATAAAAATTGTAAAATTAAAAAAAGATTTTTCAACACTTGATTTGGAAGAGTTCAAAATATTTGATTATCAAGATTTTGATAGTACAGAAGAGTTGTTAGAAAGTAATTCGTTTTCAATAAATATCGTGGGCGGACATTTTTATTTTACAGAAAACTTTATTTTATTTGCTGGAGGCGATTCTTCTTGGTAGATAACATAACAACATTAGACGATAAAATTGTTTTGTATTATGAAAACAAGGAAACAGATTACGTATCATTGATAGAAAATTTGTGTAACAAAACAATAAACAGAAATGTTTGGGAGTTGTCTTCCAACAAAAATAATCAAGATACCGATTTAACTTTAAACAATAAAATTTTTTATTTACCTAACTTTGACAATTTATTTAATTGGTGGCGTAAATCCAATAATAATATTTTTGATAATGGAGGAAAAGAAAAAGGTAAATTAAGAAATTTATTAAACCAAAATATTTTGCCATTCATTGTTGAATATATACGTAGATTTGACTTAGAGATTACAGAAATAAAAAAATGGTCTATTTGCGAAGACTTAAATACCGATAATTTTTACTCTGATGTGAGCAGAAATGAAATACAAAATAATTATACAGTTATTGTTTTTTTAAACGATAATTACACTGGTGGAGAGGTTCAATTTGAAAATAGAGTCGGTAACGATTTAATTAAAATTGCTAAAGGAGGGGTTTTAATTTATCCTTCTACTGAAGAATATAAGCATAAACACTTACCAGTAACCTCTGGAACTAAGTATGTTGCAGTTACTTACTTTTAGAATCAGGAAACTCTAGCCACAACTCTTTAAATCTTTCCCCGTCTAAATATGTCCAAGATGACCAATCCTTACCTTGTTTACTCATATGGTAGGCAATTTTCGCATTAGTCACAGGATCTAAAAGTTCTTTTTTAAACTCTAAATTAAACTTTTCTAGCCTAGCCTCTCCAAGATCACCAATCATGTTAATTTGAAATATGCCATAGGAGTTATCTCCAGTTTTTGTATTATTGTTTATGGCCTTTGGTCTACAATTTGACTCTTTTTGCGCTACGGTCCAAGCCATTTTTAAAGCCTTGCCCTCAAACCCAACTGCAGATAGCAATTCTTTACACTGCTTTTGATTTAAAGATTCTGCCTCGCTATATTTTTCAAGAACTTTCATATGATCCGACTTCTTCAATAACTTTGGTATAGATATATTTTTTATCATTTCTTGCTGTTTTATTGCTTGAGCATTACTAGCATTAAAAACAGTAGAAACTGCCAACAAAACTGCCAAACAAAAAACTGCTATATTTTCTTTCAAGGTAATACCTCCTAGAAACAAATTGACACCTTTCGGTGTCAATACATTAATTATACCAAAAGAGGTAATCAAAAGTCAAGTAGGTATATTTTTAATGGTATAATGTAAAATCATGGCTACTGGTTTAACTAATCCTCAAGAAATACCATATCCGTTATCAGATGATCCTGTTAATGTTCACTCTGATATGCAGGAACTGGCAGAAAAAGTTAATGATATATTAACTGCGCTGCAGGTTCCATACCTGTCTCTAGACGTAAGAAATGTTAGCGGGGCAGAAATAACAAAAGGAACCCCCGTATATATAACAGGATACGCAAACAGCAGAACTACCATTGCAAAATCTCAAGCAAGTGATATTAGCACATTTCCGTGCATTGGTTTGGCCAAGGCTACAATGCAAAATGCAAATGATGGAATTGTGGTTACTGTTGGACTATTAGAAAATGTTAATACGTCCGCATATGATGAGGGAGATAAACTTTATGTAGGTGCATCTGGTGGGTTAACCATTACTAAGCCATCATCTGGGTCTTCCGTCATTGCTGTAGTTGCATATGCACATGCAACAAGTGGAAAAATATTAGTTTCGCCAATTAAAGGAGGAAATGCCACCTGGGGTGCTGTTAAAAACGGACTTTAAGTGTTATAATTAAATCATGGCAACAACAAGAAGCAGAAATAAAGAATATGATGTTGGAGAAAAACCACCAACAGTGGTTTGGACTTTTGTAAAAGGAGACACATCGGCATTTAAAGTTTATGTGACTGATGATGCAAAAAGTCCATTAACTATTGCAGACTGGACAATTGCAATGAAGATTAAACGCCCAAACCTTGCAGCAAATTTAGGAAAAATTACAGATGATGCCGTAACAATTATGGCATTAACACCAATTCGTGATGCAGATGACTTGCCAGGTGAGTTTACTGTTTCCTTAACTGCAGCAGAATCAGTATCCTTGCGAACTGGAGATATTTTTGATATACAGTTGTCTTCTGCAGGAAGTGTTCAAGTTTGGACTGTCGCTCAAGGAAGTTTAGTTGTCCTTGAGGATGTCACAGACTAATGTCCGCTGCAGTATTAAAAAACAAAACACCCGTAAAAACAAAAAAAATCAAGTTAGCAAATTACCCAAGTATTGTTTTAATAAATGAAGTATTACCTTTTAGAGTTCGTTTTACAAGCATTGGTGTTGAGGGATTTGGGGTAGGAAACCCACCTCCAATTCCACTGCAAGTAATCGGATACAGTAACTACATCTTATAGATAGGAAGTGTATGGCACATATTACAATTGCAACACCGATGTATGGTGGAATGTGTACTGGGGTATACATGAAGAGTATGTTAGTGTTAATAAAAACTTTGTCAGACGCTGGGCATTCAGCAAACTTTATAGACATTGCAAATGAGTCTTTAATTACAAGAGCCAGAAACGTATTAACAGAAACCTTTTTAAGAACAAATAGTGATTACTTGTTGTTTATTGATGCGGATGAAGGTTTTGACTCTGTAGGTGTTTTAAGAATGGTTAATGAGGGCGTAGATTTGGTTGCAGCCCCCGTTCCAATGAAAGGAATTAATTGGGATCGTGTTAGAGCAGCAGCAAAAAACGACGAGCCAAATTTAGAAAAACATACAGCAATTTATAACGTAAACATAAGCCCAGATCAAAAAGTAAAATTAAAAGAAAACCCAAATCTTTTAGTAGAGGTTGATTATATAGGAACTGGCTTAATGTTAATTTCTAGAAATGTTTTTGAAACAATTAAAAAAAATGTTAGACAATATCGCTGTGATCAAACCCAAATAGGAAACATTAAATTTGGAGATCCTATTTATGATTTTTGGCAAGCAATTGTAGACGAAGACAACGAAAGACTTTTATCTGAAGATTATTATTTCTGTAAACTTTGGAAAGAAAGCGGTGGCAAAGTTTATCTTGCCCCTTACGTAAAGGTGGAGCATGTTGGAACATACTGGTTTAAATAAATTAGATGGCTTTGGCCCAATATACGTTATTAATTTAAAATCAAGAACAGATAGGTTAAATTATATAGAAGGACAATTAAAAGAAAACGATCTTTTAAATTATAAAGTTATAGAGGCCACTCATGGAGAAACCGCAGACTGGTCAAATTTGGTATTTGAAAGAGACTCTTTATCTTTATCTAATTCAGAATTGGGAGCAACAGTTTCACATCTTAACACAATAAAAGAATGGTTTGAAACTTCTGACTCTGAGTATGCAATTATAATTGAAGATGATTTAAGTTTTGAAACTGTAAAGTATTGGAATTTTACATTTAAAGAGTTTGTAGATTCAATAAAAAAGAAATATGATATATTGCAATTTTGTATAATTCATAATTTTAATGTTAATACTTCTTTGCATATTAAAGAGCACAGAGATTGGTCAGCAGCATGTTATTTAATTACAAGACAAAGAGCAAAGCAGTTAATAGACAAATACTTTATTGATGATAAATATGTGTTACCCAAAAATTATACAGCCTTAGCAGATTTTATTATTTATGGAGACGCAAAGTGTTATTCAAAACCATTGTTTACCTATTCTGTAGATTTTGAAACATCAATTACTGCTGCTAACAATACCAAAGAAGATAAAGAAAATCCGGACGGGATACATTACAAATCAAGGAAAGATGTAGTTTCTTACTGGGAAAAATATGGAATATCCTAATTGGTTTAGGCCACACACTAAAAATTTTGAATATTTTTTAAGCCAATATAAACAAATCCCAAACCTTAATTTTTTACAGATAGGGGCATACACTGGAGATGCCTCAGAATGGATATTAGAAAATATACTTACAGATAAAACATCTTATTTAAACGATGTTGATACTTGGGAAGGTTCTGAAGAATCTGTTCATAAGAGTTTTGATTGGTTTGATTTAGAATCTTTTTATGATAAAAGAATGTCTAAGTTTCCTAATATTAAAAAACACAAAAGTCCCAGTGTTTCATATTTAAAAATTTGCACTGAGGAATTTGACTTTATATATATTGACGGAGACCATACAGCGGAAGCAGTTTATCAAGATGCAATTAATTCTTTCCCGCTTTTAAAACGGGGTGGAGTCTTGGCTTTTGACGATTACCTATGGGAGGATGAAACTAATAATTTAGACTTACAACCCAAAAAAGGCATTGATATGTTCTTAAATAACTTTAAAAATCAGTTCAAGTTGTTGGTTAAAAATTATCAGGTTTGGATTCAAAAAGTTTAAAAAAATAATGTTATAATAAAGCCATGGCAATCATAACTATCGGAACTTTAAAAGGATTATTTCAAACTGGTGATCGTCCCACACAGACTGATTACGAGAAACTTATTGACACCACGGCTTCTCAAGCCACTTCGATTGGATCTTCAGGTAATAATGATTCAACAATTTACGGAATTGAAAGCGCAACAGTAATTGACAGTTTTCTTTCCACTGAATGGAGAATGGTTAAATACATTATCTCCATCGCAAAGACTTCTGCTGGCGATAATAAATACTTTGCCACAGAGATGACAATATTAGTTGACGGTACAGATATAAATGTCAGCGAATATGGAACTATTGACACAAATGGGAATATTGGAACCATTAGCGTCTCTAAAGCAGGAACTACAGTGTCAATCACTGTAACCCCTGTCGGAGGAATAACCCCAATCACTGTACGTTATGCACGTATAGGATTAAAGGCCTAACTAGGAGATAAAAAATGGCAACCGTAGTAAAAAACTTTAAAGTAAAAAATGGTTTAGTTGTTGAAGGCGCAACCGCAACAGTAAACAATTTTGATATTTTAACAAAATCAGCATCAGACACAACTTACATTCAGGGTTTAGTTGGTGGAGTAGCAAATTCAAGTTCAGTAGCAAACGCTATCGTTCTTCGTGATGCAAATAAAAACTTTGCTGCAAACGTAATTACAGCAGACCTAATTGGTTCCGTCACAGGTACAGTATCAGATATTTCTAACTTTGATACCAACGATCTTGTAGAAGGAACCACAAATCTTTACTTCTCAAATGCTCGTGCCCAGGAAGCAACAGCAGCATCATACGATGCAGCAGGTACCGCAGCCTCACAAGCCTCTTCAGCATATGCAAATGCTATTGCATACGCAGGATCATATACAGACAACTCTATAGCATCACTTGTAGATTCAGCCCCAGCATTGCTTAACACTCTTAATGAGTTGGCAGCAGCGATTGGTGACGATGCTAACTTTGCAACAACACTTACTAACTCAGTTGCATTAAAGCAAAATACTTTAACTGCAGGAGAAAACATTTCTATTACAGGAAATACAATTGCCGTATCTGGTCTTGATACAGATGATGTATCAGAAGGTACAAACCTTTACTTCTCAAATGCTCGTGCAAAAACATCAGCAGCAGAGTTGTTAACTGGTGCAACTCTTACAAACATTACCATCACAGGTTCAGGTTCAGGACTTACTATTACTGCAGAAAACGGTGTAGCAGATTCTAACACAGATAACCTTGTTGAAGGTTCTTCAAATCTATACTTCTCAAATGCTCGTGCAGTAACTGCTTTAGAAGCAGTAACTCCGAACTTTACAGAAGTTGCATTAAACTCACTTGCTAAGAATGTTGCAGCAACTGCAAGCATTCCTACAGCAAGTGCAGCAAACGTAGTTTATTCATGGCCTAAGGCTACTTACCGATCTGGTGAGTTCTTGGTCAAGATTGCTAACGGCTCTCACACAGATGTTTCAAAGGTTGTTTTAACACTTGATACAGCAGACAACGTTGCAATTACAGAATATGCGATGGTAGGTACAAACGGTTCTCTTGGATCAGTTACAGCAGATGTTTCTGGTAACAATGTTAGAGTTCTAGTTACAACAGCAAACAATACATCAACTATCTCAGTTGTTGGAACAGTGCTTGCTTAATAAAAACAAAAACAATTAAAAGAGGAGAAATAAATGGCAACTGTCAATAAAGACTTTAAAATAAAAAATGGTCTTGCCGTTACTAATGGCGCCATTTTTGGCGGTACGGTAACAGTTGCCACTCCTACTGAAGGCACACATGCAGCAACAAAGGCTTATGTTGACGGCCTTGCATCAGGAATCAGTGTAGGAAATACCGCACCAGCATCTCCAGACAATGGAGACATGTGGTTTGATTCCCTAACCTCTAGAGTTAATGTATACTACAATGGATCTTGGATAACCCAAGCATCTATTGATGATACACAAACGCTTCCAGATCATATTCATGATACATCAATTGATGGAACTGGATTTATAGTAAGTCAATTTGTATCTAGTGGATTTTATAATGCACCACAGGGTACACCCAAAGATGCAGGCAGTCCATCAACAGCATCTTTTGAACTAACTTATGATGGCGGAAGTGCAACAGATAATTTTAATTAAAATAAATCTGTTATAATTATATCAACCCAAAGAGGAGAAATAAATGGCAACAAGAATGCAACAGCGCAGAGGAACAGCAGCACAATGGACTGCAGCAAACCCAACTCTAGCAGCAGGTGAAATTGGTTTTGAAACTGACACAAATAAATTTAAATTAGGAAATGGTTCAAGCGCTTGGACCAGCCTAGAATACTTCGTAGATGCATCTGTAGTCTTTGACTCAGCAGAAGTTCAGGGATTAGTTGATACAGCAGTATCAAATCTTATAGATGGCGCTCCTGGCACACTAAACACATTAAATGAATTAGCCGCAGCAATTGGAGACGATCAGAGTTATTCAGCATATGTAACAAATACTTTTTCTAACGTAACTAGTCGTTTAACTGCTTTAGAAACAGCAGATGTCGACATAAGAACTGTAGCCAATACATTAGCCAACACAGTTTCTACAGGTCAAGCAAATACAACTAGCGAGTTATCAACACTTTCAAATAATCTTACAACTCACGCTAATCTAACGCTAAATGCTCACGGAATTTCAAACACCGCAGCATTAGTTTATACAAATGATGCAAGATTAACAGATACAAGAACTCCAGCAGATTCATCTGTTTCTGAAGGAAAAATTGCTTCTAACGCAGTAACATCTGCAAAGATTGCAGACGATGCAGTAACCTCTGCAAAGATTCTAGACAGCGCAGTAACATCTGCAAAGATTGCTGCCAACACAATTGTAAACTCTGATATTAATTCAGAAGCAGCAATTGATCAATCAAAGATTTCAGGCCTTACATCAGATCTTTCAGCAAAACTTGCTGCAGCAACTGCATCAAGTACATATGCCCCGTTGGTTTCAGCAGCACTTACTGGCACTCCAACAGCACCTACTGCAAATACAGCAACTAATACAACACAGATTGCTACTACAGAGTTTGTTCAGCAAGAAATTGCTATATTAACCACAGCAGCCCCAGAACTTTTAAACACTCTTGACGAACTTGCTGCTGCCCTTGGTGATGATGCTAACTTTGCAACAACAACTGCAAATGCAATTGCTCTAAAGGCACCACTTGATTCACCAACATTTACTGGAACAGTAACAGTTGCAGCATTAGGCGTAGCATTTACAGATGGAACTCAGACTAAGGAAGGCGTTCCTTCACGGACACCAATTATTTCTAAGACTGCCTCATACACTCTTACAGCCACATCTGAAAGAGATTCTTTAATTGAGGTAGATTCAGTATCAGCAACAACAATAACTATTCCACTAAATAGTGCAGTTGCTTATCCAGTAGGAACTACATTAGATATCCTACAAACTAACACTGGACAAGTTACAATTGCAGGCGCTGGCGGAGTTACTGTTAACGCAACACCAGGATTAAAACTACGTACTCAGTGGTCATCTGCAACTTTATTTAAGAGAGCAGAAAATACTTGGGTAGTCTTCGGCGATCTTTCAGCATAAAAAACTAATTAAGGGAGTAGATAATGGCAGCAGGTAAAAAATCAGGTAGAAAGTCCCAGGCGTCAAATGACTTTTTGGAGCCACACGCACCAACATCAGTATCAGCAACAAACGTTGGATCAGGTCGTGCATTTAATAATGGACGGGCCGATGTAACATTTACCTTGCCAGCAAATTCACCTGCTGCTACATCCTTTACAGTAACATCCTCTCCAGGATCGTATACTGCTTCAGGAGCATCTTCTCCAATATCTGTAACTGGTCTACAATCAAACACAGCCTACACATTTACAGTAGTTGCAACCAACGCTGTTGGAAACTCTCCAGCATCATCTGCATCTAGTAGTATCACTGCAACAACTGTGCCAGCAACTCCTTCAGCACCAAGTGCTTCATCTCCAAGCGCAAATAGCGATGACGTTTCCTGGTCAGCACCAGCAGATGGCGGATCAGCAATAACTGGTTACACTTGGCAATCAAGTGATGGTAAATCTGGATCAACTGCATCTACATCAGTAGCAGTTGGTCAAGAAGCAGGAACAGCACAAACATACACTGTTTATGCAACAAATGCTAATGGTAACTCAGGAACATCTGCTCAATCTTCAAGCGTAACAACTACCTTTAGTTTTGCACCATTTGGAGCATTCGGATTCACCCCATTTGGAGCATTCGGATTCACTCCATTCGGAGCATTCGGATTCACACCATTTGGTTTCTCCCCACCATTTAGATAAAAATATAATATATTATTTTTTGTTAAAATAATTCTTTATGATACAATAGTTTACATTACTATTTAAGAAAGGAAGTTATGTACGACAATAATAATGTTCAAAATACAAGTAAAAGTATCATACCTCATAGTTTTTTTGAAAGAAATTTAAATAACGACACTCAAGATCTATCTTCTTATCTTTTGCAACAATATGAAAGAATTGAATCTGGACAAATATTAAAAAATGACAATGATCAAAAAACTGCTTGGGACTCTTCAGGTAGCATAACCACTTCTAAATGGAACAAATATAACGTTTTTCAATTTTATCATCCAGCAATTCATAATCTTTTTAAGTCGGTTAGATCTATGACTCTTGAAGCATGCGAATACTATAAAATTGATTTTGAAAAAGAAAATTTTTGGGTTCAAGGTTGGTTTAACGTAAATTATACTCATGGTGGAAAGTTAGATTGGCACGAGCACGGCGGAGAAGGTGCTCCATGGTTTCATGGGTATTATTCTGTAAACGCAGAGCCTTCATCAACACATTACAAGGTATTTGACAAAAATGCAACAATTGAAAATAAAAACAATCGTGCTATTTTATCTGAAACAGGACACCCACACGCTATGGGTGATTGGGATTGGAATGGGCCAAGAATTACAGTTGCTTACGACGTAATTCCATTTAGAGGAATAATGCACGAGTGGGAGCAACATTGGATTCCATTAGCATGAAAAAACCACATAAGTTTTTTGATGTTTTTTTAGAAAATGACTTGCAAAAACTTTATGATTTTTTAATAACGATGGACAGTAAAATTTTAAAAGAAAATGTTTTAAATTTAAAAGAAGAAAAGTTAGCAGAATTCAAAATTTTGCCAGGGGCTATGACTAGGATAGGCGTAAAAGACTATAATATTTTTTCTTTTGTTAATCCAGAAATTTATAATTTACAGTTAGCGTTAAGAGAATTGACAAAGACTGCATGCGAATATTATGAAATTAACTTTGAAAAAGAACAATATTTTATTCATGGATGGTTTAATTTAGACGAATCTCCAGTAGATAAATTTTATGCGTTTGGAGGAGTAAATCCAAAACAAAATCCATACCATTTTCATGATCATTCAGATGGGCAAGGAGTACCATGGTTTCATGGATATTACTGCGTAAACGCAGAACCTTCATCAACTTTTTATAAAATAGATAGAGATGAAAACAATATATTTGAAAATATTAATAAAAATAATAGAGCAATTATTTCAGAAACAGGACATCCTCACGGAAGAGATGATTGGTTTGAAGAAAAACCAAGGATAACTATTGCTTACGACATTACGCCAGCAAAACAATTAGCCTATGTCGATCCAAACATATGGAATGTGTTATAAATGGAAAATAATAGTCTTAAAATTTTTACAAAAAGTCTATCTTTAAATTTAGACAACTTAAATAAATATTTAAAGTATAAATACGAAGAAATGAAATTAAATAATTATAGTGACAAAGATACAAAATTTTATGATCCAGGAAATCATTGGGAGACTTATAATATTTTTAATTTTTATAATGAAGAAATTTTTGATCTAAAAAAAGGTGTTTTAGAATTAACAAAAGAGAATTGCAGTTATTATGGTATAGATTTTGATGAACAAAAATATATGATTCATGGATGGTTTAACTATTATCCAGTTAAAACCGACATTGGAGTATCAAAAGAAAATTTAAGGTATCATGACCATTTTCCGAACCCCATGACTTTTCATGGGTATTATTGCGTAAATGCAGAGCCATCCATAACTTACTATAAAGATGTAGATAATAAAATATTTGATCAAATAAACAAAAACAATACTTTGATTGTTGCTAAGAATGGTTTTCCTCACTCTCCAGGGGAGTGGAATCAAGATACTCATAGAATTACAATTGCGTACAATATCCTTCCATTAAGCGTTCTTATTGAAAACACTGGAACTCGTGCTCCGTTTATTCCATTATAAAAAAATTCTTTGTGCCATACTTGGACATAAAATTGAACAAATATTTTGCCCTTATACAAAAATAACGTATAATGTATGTAGCAGGTGCAAGCCAAATAACAATGCAGTTTCAAAATTTCAATAACTCTATACCTTAACTTTACATAGAGTTATTTAATTTTTAAAACTCTGATACAATTAGTTACTTAAATCAATTGGAGATTACACACATGTCGGACTTTTTTTCTTTTAAATTATCATCAGATTTTATAGAGAGTTATCAAAAACTTAAAGCACCCTTTGGATTTAAAGATGCTGCATCTAACTCATTAGGAGAGATCACCTTTATTCGAACATACTCTCGTATGAAAGAAGATGGAACTAAAGAAAGATGGTATGAGGTTTGTAAGCGTGTAATCGAGGGTATGTACTCAGTACAAAAAAATCATGCCAAAGAAAACCGTCTTCCTTGGAATGACTATAAGGCTCAGAAATCAGCACAAGAGGCTTACGAAAGAATGTTTAATCTTAAATGGACTCCACCTGGCCGAGGCTTGTGGGCTTTTGGCACACCAATGACTATGGAAAAACGTAATTCTTCAGCGTTGCAAAATTGCGCTATGGTGTCTACCCGAGACCTTGATCGCAATGACCCAGGTGCTCTGTTTGCGTGGGTAATGGATGCATTAATGTTAGGAATAGGGGTAGGGTTTGATACCCTTGGGCAAGATAAAGAAATGTTAATATTTTCTCCTACAGAGCCACCATCAATATATGAAATTCCAGATACTCGTGAAGGTTGGGTAGAGTCTGTAAGATTATTAATTAACTCATTTTTAAGACCAAACCAATCCATACAGGAGTTTAATTATGACCTTATAAGGCCCCTAGGTGCCCCAATTAAAGGGTTTGGAGGCGTGGCTAGTGGTCCAGGACCATTAAAAGATTTACATGGCCGTATACGCAATGTAATAGGTTCTAGGGCAGGAGAAATGCTAGATAGTCGTGCCATTGTTGATATTGTAAATTTAATTGGAACTTGTGTGGTTGCTGGCAATGTTCGTCGTTCTGCAACTCTTGCTTTGGGGTCTCCAACTGATGAAATATTTAGTAATTTAAAAAATCCAGAAATATTTCCAGAAAGAAATTCTTATGATCCAAAAAAACCAGGCTGGGCTTGGATGTCTAATAACTCTATTTCGGCTGAAGTAGGAACAAAATATGAAGATTATGTTGACTTAATTGTAAACAATGGAGAGCCAGGATTTATTTGGCTAGATATTTCAAGAAATTATGGTCGACTTGCAGATCCAGCAGATGGCAAAGATTATCGTGTTATGGGGTTTAATCCTTGTGCAGAGCAGCCATTAGAATCTTATGAACTATGCACTCTTGTTGAAGTTCATTTAAATAGACATGAAGACAAAGAAGACTTTTTAAGAACACTAAAGTTTGCCTATTTATATGGCAAAACAGTAACGCTAGTTCCTACGCATTGGCAACAGACAAATGGAATTATGCAACGTAATAGACGTATTGGAACATCTTTGACTGGTATTGCATCTTTTGCTGATTCAAAAGGTATGCCAACAGTACGTGAGTGGATGGATGATGGCTACAATAAAATTCGTCAATATGACCATTCATATTCAGAATGGTTATGTGTACGTGAATCAATTCGTGTGACCACCGTCAAGCCTTCTGGCTCTGTATCATTGCTTTCTGGCGCTACCCCTGGAGTTCACTGGGGGCCTGGAGGCGCATATTACATGAGAGCAATTAGATTTGGAAATACAGATCCAATGCTTCATTTGTTTAAAGCAGCAGGGTATAAAGTTGAGGCAGACCTTGTATCAGCAAATACTTCAGTAGTATATTTCCCAATTGCATCTGGACATACAAGATCCGAAAAAGATGTAAATCTTTTTGAAAAAATTGGTTTGGCAGCAACTGCTCAAAAATATTGGTCTGATAACGGTGTATCTGTAACCCTATCTTTTAATAAAGAAACAGAATCAAAATTTGTTGCCCCAGCACTACATATGTATGAAGGTCAACTAAAAGCAGTTTCTTTCTTGCCTATGGGAAATGAGGTTTATCCACAACAACCATATAATGAAATTACCAAAGAAGAGTATGAATCTTATATTGGTAAAATTGCAAAGATTGACTGGTCTGCAATCTATGATGGTATAGATAATCTAGAAGCACAAGGCGAGATGTACTGTACTACCGATTATTGTGAAATAAAAACTAACTAAGGAGAATAATGATCAAAAGAATATGGGCATCTATAACAATTTTTATATTAGTATTTTTAGGCTTGTCTTTAATAAATAAAGAAGAGTCTAAATGTATTAACTTATATATTGATTATACAGTTTTAGATAATAATGCAAAGTTAACGAAATGTATAGATGTGACAGGTAAAACAATTGCCCTAGATGTTTTAAAAATGGCCAATCTTGAAATTGAAGGAACAAAAAAATATGGGCTATCTGTTGTTTGTAGAGTAAATGGTTTGCCAGATGCAAAATTAGAATCTTGTGAAACTATGCCATCAGAAAAAGCATATTGGGCGGTTATTATTAAAGAAAAACAGACTATTCCTTTTCCTAGAAAAGAATGGGGTTGGGGTCAACTAGCCATAGATCAACAACAGTTAAATCCTGGTGACTCTATTGGTTTGGTATTTTCAGATAATGGAGAGATTAAGTTTCCATGAAACTAGCACAAAAAGAGTTTAATAATGTTATAGAGTTTCCTATACAAAAAAAGAAAAATGCAATACTAGGATATATGGTTCAGTTATCATTAAATTTAATTTGTTTATATTTAGCAAATAATATTACTATTGATATCTGGAGATCATTGACGGGGCACTAATGGTTCATTTAACTCGTATTTACACAAAAACTGGCGATGATGGAAAAACATCAACTGCTACTAACGAAAGAATAAATAAAAGTAGCGATTTAATAGAGGCTATTGGTGCGGTAGATGAAGCAAATTCTGCTATAGGAATGGCTATAGAATATCATAATGACATTATGGATAGAATTCAAAGTGACCTTTTTGATTTAGGAGCAGAACTTGCAGGAGCACCAACAATAACTATATCTGAAGAAAGAATTGTTTATTTAGAAAATGTTATAGACGATTATAATGAATATCTAGAACCACTTCATTCTTTTATATTGCCTACAGGACCACTACACAACGCTAGAACTATTGTTAGAAGAGCAGAGCGCCAGGTTTGGAAACTAGAAGGAATCAATATAAATATTGCTAAATATTTAAATAGGCTTTCAGATTTATTATTTGTTATGGCAAGGTATCACAGCAAAGGAAACGAAAAATTATGGATTCCAAGAACATGACATATCAAATAATTAATGTTGCTACAAAAGAAGATTTAAAGTTAATTGATGAATTTATTAATTCTGTAAAATTTAATACAAAAGAAGATCACATCCCACTCCACGACCCACTATTTAGTCAAGATCAAATTAATTTTGACATTACAACATATGGAGACATGCCCAAAGAAGTTGTATCAATATTTGAAAAATATGTCTTTGAAATTCAAAAAGCCGTCAGCAATCAAACTAAAATATTCTATGATCCTCCAATTCTTGGGAAAAGTTACATAACTAAAACTCACAGCGGTAAAAAAATTGAAATGCAATTCTCAACAGATAGACCAAAAAATGTTTTTAGGTCTATAGTTAAGTGGAGCGATAACCATAAAGGCGGAGTTTTTAAATTTAAAAACTATAAAATAGCAAAAAATTTAATTGCTGGGGATTGTATAATTTTTCCAGAAACAGAAGAATTTCAAAGAGAATTTACATTAATAGAAGAGGGCAATCTTTTTCTTTCTGATTTTTGGAACGCTCCTGTTGGCCAATCTCCATACCCTGGTTTAAAGTATGAAGATATTTACTGGGGAGATCCCTTTGGGGAAACTAAGTAATGTGATAAAATAGACTAATAATGTCTATTCAATCTAATCTTTATGCAGAAAAAGTATTTTCAGATCATCCAGTTGGACTGTGGTCTTTGGATGATGACGTCAATTATCTTTCGTTAATTTCTAACTCGCAAAGAAATTTAAGCACTTGGCAGTTTTTAGATTCACAGGTGACAGTAAGTACAGAAAAAATAAATCAACCATTTTTTTTAAATTTTTTAAATGAAATAGAATTTGACGACTTTTTGTCAAGTTCAAAAGAAATAAAATTTGTTGGTCCAAATTTAGAAAATTTAGAAGATTTAAATCAGTATTCTGCAACACTAACTTCTGGTTGTTATTTTTACACTGAAAGTGCTTACATAAAATCAGTATCTATTGGGTTTGAATATAATGATACATCTTCAGGGGAAACAATAGAAAAAATAAAAAAATACGAAACTAATATTTCTCAAAAATGGATTTTTCTTTCTCACACGTCAACTTTTCCAAATCAAAGCACATCCTTTAGACCTTTAATTAAAGTTGAATTTGAAGGTGGGGCAGCATCTACAGAAAGTTATAAAATATTCACAAACGGATTTACAGTTGGGCAAGAGTCTGAAAACTTTAATACTATTTCTTTGGGGGCAGAAGTTCAAACTTTTCCCAGCACAATTGCTATTTCTGGAGTTGATCAGGTATGTGTTGCAAATTCTTATATTCCAGGATTGAGCAATGGATACTATTTAATAAAAAATAATCGTTTGCTTGCAAAAAATACAAGCGTACCAATGGTTTATGGCTCGGATAGTATAACAAAAATTATTCCAAATGAAAACAATCCATCATTTATTATTTCTGGTTTTGGATTTTTAAATGAAACCGGAAAATATAAACAATATACAGTCGAGATGTGGTTAAGGATTGATTGTAATTCTGTAGATAATTTTAGAATTTTTGGTCCAATTGGTTCAACAGACGGAATATATATTAAAGATGGTTTTATTAGTTTAGTTGTTGGAGAATATTTTGGATCTCATTATGTTGGAGAGTGGTATAGGCCAATGCTTATACAAATTAAAACAACGCAAACAAGTGCTTCTTTATCTATTAATGGTGAGCAAGTCATAAATTTAAGCCCACACTTAGAGAATATAAATTTTCCTTCAGAGTTTAATAACAGTAACAAAGAACTAGATTGGCTTGGATTTTATTCAAACGAAGATATTGCTGCATACGAAATAGATTGTTTGGCCATTTATTCATACTTAGTTCCAGATGTTGTTTCTAAAATTAGATGGGTAACTGGACAAGGAGTTTTTTCTCCAGAGGTTGTTAATTCATCTTACGGAGCATCATCCGTTTACATTGACTACCCATACTCAGAATATACGGCAAACTATACATATCCAAATATTGGGACTTGGGATCAAGCAACAAATGATAATATGAAAACAACAGAAAAAAACTTATCTATAGTTAAACATGACTTACCAGTTTTATTTCTTGAAGATAAAACAGAAAGTAATTTTTTTACTGACAATCAAGCAGTTCAAGACGAAGATGTCTGTTATTTTACATTTAGGCCAAACTCGACTTGGAACAACAAAAAAACTTATGCATACTTTGATAACTTTACTTTAAATGCTGAAAAAGTTGGCGGTATTTTTACAGTATTTAAAATTGATGAATCTATAAATCAAAACCAAACACTTTTTACAATATATGACATAAATAGCAGCGATTACTTTAAAGTAACTCTAAACGGCACTTCTTTAAGTTATCATTTTAGTTATAATCAAGAGGTCACAACTCTAACATCAATAAGTTCAATCCCGCTGGATACATATTTTTCTGCTGGCTTTACACTTTCAGTTATTTCAGAATATTTTGGTTTAAATCTATCATCATTTTTTGATAAAACAAATTCTTTAAAAATAAATCTTGGAGCAAATCAAAATGGTTTAGAAAATTTTTTAGGCAAATTTTATAAATTTGACATTTGCAGTAGATATAATGTTAGTTTAATTTCTGATAATTTTTTAAACAACGGCCTTTGTGATAGTAGCAAAGTTGCAAACCTTCTAAGTCATACATCAACCTACACCCTTAAGGGAGTTTTAAATTACGACAATTACTACTTGGATATTGACTCTTATGGGTACTGGGAAGATTATTTACCATTGTCATACTTTGCATCCTATGTAAACAACTCTAATGGAGACAAAGTATATGATTTAGATTTTATTCAATTTAATATAGACTATCCAGCCCCAACATCTTTATTGTTTTCAGAAACAGTGTCTAATTGGGACTACGAAAGTTTAGATTTAAGTTACGATCATACGGTACAAAGATCATACTCTCAACTAGACAATTCTTTGTTTTCTGGTTGGCAAGATTATCAAGATATAGATCAAAAATCGATAAAAAATTATTATTATAATACAGAAGGTTCATTTGTTAGAAGTTACATTACTTTTCAAAGTATAGATTCTGGAGCAAACAAAAATTTAAAAACTTTTTCACAAAGGCAAACAGTTAGCAACAATAAAATATTAAACGTTTCAAATTTCAATGATTGGCAAAATATTGCATTTGAGGTTGTAGATAATACTATTATATATCCTCCATCAGGTGTTGACTTTAATAAATTTGCTATCGTTACTCACCTTGTTTTTGATATAAAAGGAACGAAGAACTATGATTTAACATTAAAGAAGATGGAGTTTGCATCTCAAGCCCTAGATAATTCTTCCTCGAAACAAATAGGAACAAGATTTGGAACTTTAATTTATCCCTATAGGAAAACAGGGATATATTTTGATTATAAATCAAAAAATCCAATTAGTATATACAAAGAGAGCGTGCCCTATTTGTATTCAACTAAAAAAAGTGGTATAGAAATTAGAGGAAACTTTAATCCTTTCGTTAGCAGGGGTGTTAGGGTTCCAATAAATCAAAATAATTCTTCTAATTATAAGATGTCTGCATTGCAAATGTGGGTTAGATATAACTTGGAAAAATTTTCCTATGGAGCCACTCAGGTTTTTGAAATAGAGCATAAGGGGGATATAATTGAATTTTTTATATCCGCAACAGATGGAAACGGAAAAAGAGGTAAAATTTTTGCAGTAAACAAATCAAATAAACAAGAAGTCAATGGGTTGGCATTTTATATAAATGGAAACATAGTAAGAGAGCCAATTATTGATGTTATGGAGTGGGCAGTTTTGGGTGTATCCTTTGCTAACAGTTTAGACTTTAATAATTTTTCAGGAAGCATTAATTTAAATGGTCCGTTTGTTTATAACAATATTACTAATTATCAATCTACTTCATTACAAGAAATACAATCAAAAATTTTTAGGCCTTGGCTAAAAGTAAAAAATAGTGAAGGAATTGATTTATTTTGGTCATATTGGCTTCAGTCTTATAACTGGAATGGGGTTTTAGTTTTATCAACATCCGAACTTTATGGAATTGACCCATCCGTTGTATATAAGGCCTATATTGGAAGAAACAAAACAACCATAAATGAAAATACCGATGTAAGTTTAAACTTTACGCTAGATTCTGTTAAAGTATATTCGGACACTTCGTGGCAATTAGAGGTCAAGTCTCCAGTCTAATATGGTATACTGATGGTTATGGATTCTGCAAAAAGCAACAAAAAAAGAAAAAGTTTGCCCAAAATGAAGGGGCAAGTTGGAGAATCACGCATCAAAGTAATAGATAAGATGTACGATTGGGGACTTTATGTTTATAAAAGATCTAATGGTAAATGGTTTACAGACGGTACTGGCTCTGTGCTAAACATTCAATCTATGAAGGGCGACATCGCTAAGATTTCAGAATTAAAACAAGCAGCCAAGTATTATGGAGATGATGGTGATGGAACTTGTGTGTTTGTCCCTGGTCTTAATCGTGTGTCCGAAGAAGAATACTCTGAACAAAAACAGAGGATGTCTGAAGGTTTGATTCCAAATATGAACGATTTGGGAGCGGTGCATGCTGCACAGCAAACAGTAAAAAAGTGGGGATCTGAAGACTAATGAGTGAAGAAATAGAATATAGGGTCGGAGCAAGAATTGATGACCTACAAGATACAGATAGTCAATTTAAAAAAAGCGACGCATTCGATCAATCTTGGGAAGAGTTAAAAAATTTATCTGGACTAGATAATAATTTTAAAAGACGTGCTTCTAGAATGTCAAAAGTTGAAGCCTCTCCAACATATTTAAGTAGTGCTAATGCTGTTAGTTCTGGAAAAGATGGGGCACAATCAAAAGAAATAAATCCAGGCACACTATATAGAAATGCTTATGGTTTGTTTGATGTTATAACTCCGCCATGGAACGTTTATGAGTTAGCCAATTATTATGACACTTCGTTTGCAAATCATGCAGCAATTGATGCAAAAGTAGAAAACATTGTTGGGCTAGGATATAAATTTCAAATATCTCCAAGAACAACTCTTAAATTAGAAGCCTCTGCAGATAAAGAAGCAACAGAAAGAGCAAGAGGAAGAATTGAAAGATCAAAAATTGAACTAACTGATTGGTTAGAAAATTTAAACAACGAAGATTCTTTTACATCTACGATGGAAAAAGTATATACAGACGTTCAGGCAACTGGAAACGGTTACATAGAAATTGGAAGAACTATAAGGGGGGAAATAGGATATGTAGGGCACATTCCCGCAACCACAATGCGTGTAAGGCGTCTGCGTGACGGCTTTGTTCAAATTATTGCAAACAAGGTTGTTTATTTTAGAAATTTTGGAGCAACAAATCCAAATCCAATAACATCAGATAGCAGGCCAAACGAAATCATTCAGTTGAAACAATACTCTCCGTTAAATACTTTTTATGGTGTACCAGACATTATTTCTGCAATATCTTCTTTACATGGAGATCAATTAGCATCTCAATACAATATTGATTATTTTTCAAACAAGGCTGTGCCAAGATATGTTGTAACTTTAAAAGGAGCAAAACTTTCTTCAGACGCTGAAGATAAAATGTTTAGATTTTTGCAAACCAGTCTAAAAGGTCAGTCTCACAGAACACTATACATTCCTCTTCCTGGCGACTCTGATGGAAATAAAGTTGAATTTAAAATGGAGCCAATTGAAAACGGAATTCAAGATGGATCATTTAAAGAGTATAGAAAACAAAATCGTGATGATATCTTAATAGCACATCAAGTGCCAATATCTAAACTTGGTGGGAACGATGCTTCATCTTTGGCTGCTGCTTTGTCACAAGATAGGACGTTTAAAGAGCAGGTGGCAAGACCAGCCCAAAGACAAATAGAAAAAATGATTAATAAAATTATTCGTGAAAAGACTGATATTTTAGAGTTTAGGTTTAACGAACTCACTTTAACAGATGAAATTACTCAGTCTCAAATATTAGAGAGGTACGTAAAAACACAGGTCATGCTTCCCAATGAAGCAAGGCAACAACTTGGATTACCACAAGTTTCATATGGTGATGAGCCTTTTCAATTAAAGCCACAAGACGTAGCAAATGAAACAGCCAATAGACAAAGAGATTCAGAACGATCAAACAATCAATCCGATGGTGCAGCAACAGTTTCTGGAAGAAACCCCAAGGGCGAAGGAAGATCGTCTCAATAAGTGAGATAGTGTAAAAAATTGCACTATAATATATACTAGTATGATTATATCAAAAGCCCAGTGGAACGCAGAGGGCGAAAATCTTAGATTATCAATGCCTTTCAATAAGGTAGATAAAGAAAGACGAACTGTTTCTGGTTTTGCAACTCTTGACAACGTAGATAAGCAAGATGACATTGTTACAACTGAAGCAAGTTTAAAGGCATTTAAAAAATTTCGTGGAAATATTCGTGAGATGCATCAACCATCTGCAGTTGGCAAAATGGTTTCATTCAAAGAAGATAAATATTATGATGAGAGTTCAGAAAAAATGTACAATGGAGTTGTTGTTTCTGCCTACATTTCAAAAGGTGCGCAGGACGCTTGGGAAAAAGTTTTAGACGGAACATATACTGGTTTTTCTATTGGCGGGAGAATGAACGAGTGGGACGATGCCTATAATGAAAAAGTAGATAAAACAATTAGAGTTATTAAAGATTATGATTTAGTAGAATTATCTTTAGTTGATAGCCCAGCAAATCAATTTGCAAATATAATTTCAGTAGAAAAAGTAGACGGAGTAAATGTTGTTAAGGGTGCAGACACAGTAATTGAAAATGTATTTTGGGATAAGAATTCAGGTGTTGTGATGTTGTCACAAAATGAATCAGAGTTAAGTCCAACTGATGGAATACAAATGGAAAATATAGGTTTCGTTGAAAAAACAGACAACGAGAAAACAAAAATGATAAAGTTCTTAGTAGCAAGTGCTAAAGGCACAAACACTTCTAAGATGAATAAGGAGGAAAATCCTATGTCAAAAACAACAAAAAATACAACAGAAGAAATCGTTAAGAATTCAGATGTTGTTGTTGAAGATATTCAGGTCGCTCCTCAGGTAGAAGCCATAGTCGAAACTGCTGAAACTGAAAAATCAGAAGATATTACAGTGGCAGAAGTTGCAACAACAGAACAGAATGAAGTTTCTGAAATTACTAAAACAGAAGATGTTAAAGTAGAAGAGGTTACAAAGTCTGAGTCAGTGGCAACACCAGAAAAGACTGAAGAGGTATCTAAATCTGATAAGGTAATTGCAGAAGCAGTTACTGAAATCAACAATACTTTAACATCAGCCTTTAGCGATCTAGTTGCAACCGTTAAGTCTCTACAAGAGCAGGTTAATACAATCACAAAATCAATTGATGCAGTCGCACAAGATGCAATTGCAACAAAAGATGCATTCAATGAATTTGGAAAGCGAGTAAACGCCGTTGAGGCAGATACAGCATTCCGAAAATCTGGAGATCTCGGAGAGATTATTCAGAATCAGCCTGAAATGGTTGAAAAATCCCTATGGGGCGGTCGTTTCCTCAAAACAGCCGATCTATTTAGATAAATCATCTGGAGGTGTAATCATGTCGGAAGAAATTAAGAAAAATCAGCCAGGTACAAGTGGCAATATTGGTGGAACTACTCCAGGCCTTTTCCAAGGTCAGGGTGCATTTGCATCAGGTTCAGACGCAGCAACAAACGTACCAGGTAATTACTCTGATGGTGGAGTTATTGGGAATATCCCAACAGCACTATCAGGAATCGTAGATGGTCCAAATGCAGTTAACCCCTCAGGTGATGCTGGCAGTGGTATTCTTCGTCCAGAACAAGCACGTCAATTTATTGACTATGTTTGGGACGCAACAGTACTTGCACAAGATGGCCGTCGCGTTACAATGCGTGCTAACACAATGGAACTTGAAAAAGTTAACGTTGGTGAGCGTGTAATTCGTGCTGCTTCACAAGCAGTTGGTGACTACACCAACGCTGGAGCAACATTTAGCAAAGTAGAACTTACAACCAAGAAGATTCGTCTAGATTGGGAAGTTTCTGCAGAGGCACTAGAAGATAACATCGAAGGTGCAGCACTAGAAGATCACATCGTTCGATTAATGACAAATGCTTTCGGTAATGATATCGAAGACCTTGCTATTAATGGTACAGGTGCAGGATCAAACGCATTCCTTTCAATTATGAACGGATTTGTTAATAAGGTAAAGACCGATGGGGATGCCCATGAGTCAGAAGTAACTGTATCAGATAACGCTTGGACACCATCTGTGATGCAAAACATCATCAATGCAATGCCACGTAAGTATCGTGCACTTAAGAACAATCTTAAGTTCTATGCAGGAACAGATGTATTTGGAGGAATCGTTAAAAATAACGGTACCCTTGCAGATGCAGTTGCAGAAGCGTTTGCTGGACAAGTTCCAGGAAGCACACAAGCAAACCGTCAAAACTATTTAGACGGTCTAGGACAAACTTTTGGCGGAGCACGTACAACTCGTGTTCTAGGTATTGAAGTTCAAGAAGTTCCTTACTACCCAGAAGGATATGTTGATTTAACATTCCCTGCCAACCGTGTATGGGGTTTCCAAAGAGACATTACTGTAAATCGTCAATACCAAGCAAAGAAAGATACAATCGAATACACAGTATTCGTTCGTTTCGGTTTGCAATGGGAAGAGCAGGATGCAATTGCATTCGCTGATGCTGCTTCAGATTCATAATCTGTAAACAGTTTTTATTTTGGGGGTAAGAGTTAAATCTCTTATCCCCATTTTAATTTATAATGATATAATACAATTGAGGGAGAAAAATGTCAACAGAAAAACAAAAAATTGATTTAATTGAAAATAATATTTTAGGAGTCTCTGTAGACAATCTGCCTACCCAAAACAAAGAAATTAAAACGGTTAAGGTAAAAGATTTGGTCGCCATTCATTCAATTAAAAATTTATATTCGTCAAGCCTGGGAAAAGTATTAAAGGGATATAACATTATAGAAAAAAAGAATTTAGAAAAATGGTTAACTAAATCAGGAATTAGGCTTGCCGACCCTGAAGAAGTAGCAAAGGAATACGGATTATAATATGGATATATTAAGAGTACCCACATACCCAAAATTAACTACTTGGGAAGTGCCAGACAATAACGAAAACTATACAATATATGTTGAAGATTTAGTAGATCATGAAATGGTATCTTCTAACGTCGTATCAACAGTAAACTCTAAAGTTACTTATACCTTTAATCAATCTGATTTATTAATGGACAGGAAATTTTTATTTCAAATTTTAGACGAAGATGAAAATATAGTTGTAGAAGATGTAGTTGATTTTGTAAGGCCGTATGTTAACCCAAATAGTTTGGGATCTACCGCTTCAGAAATTACAGAGTACACACAACTAGAAATGGTTGCTAGATCAATAATAGATACCATAATTCAGGATGGTTTTTATAATTCAAAAATGATAGTTCAAGGCGTTGGCCAAGGATCAGACTATTTTAATGTTTGGAAAAAATTTAATAAAGTCTTAAAGGTATATGAAAACAATATTTTAATTTTTGATTTTGAAACTCCAGATGAAAATTTTTACGATTTTAATATTACCGGAGATAACTCTGCCATTCAACGTGTTTCTGAATCTACATACAACCGAGTTGAGCAAGGATCAATTATACTCCCTGCATCCGCTGGAGATTTAGGATCCGTAGGAACTGGAAGAGTTGTTGATTTTCCAAGAGGCTATGATTATATTTTTCTACTAGACGCAGGGTATAAAACAGTTCCTGTTGATATTGAGTATGCAACAAAGTTATTAATTGAAGATTTAAAGTGCGGGAAGTTAGACTATTACAAACGATATGTAACATCATACAATACTGATCAGTATAAAATTCAGTTTGATAAAACTGTTTTAAATGGAACTGGCAATATGATAGTTGATAAAATTTTAGACAAATACAGAAATAACCTTGTTAGGCCAGGTGTGATTTAATGTTATGCGAGTTAAATGACTTTATTCATCCCATGTGTGCAGATGTTTACTATGCAATAGCCTCCCAAGGTGGCTACGGAGAAATAAAAAAACAATGGGTTATTGATAGAACAATTGCTTGCAACGCCACCCCATCCTCTAGAAAAAACATCGAAGAGTTGGATCCCAAGATGATTTCAACCCTAAGCAATAAACTAAACGCAAGATCATTAACCGACCTAAGAGTGTCTTCTCTTGGTAAAAGTTATGCCATAACGGATATCCTAATTACAAACATAAGAGATGATAAGGGTAATTCAATATATAAAGAAACCTCTGGCATACGCTCTGGCAAAGGCACAATATACGAAATTGCAACAATAAATCCATTTGTTGGTCCGTTTGGAAATATTGATTCATATAGAATGGTTTGGAGACGTACTGATAGTCAAGCGTCAGTAGATTAATGCTAGTTAAACTAAATACTAAACTTTTTCAAAAACAGTTAGATAATATGGTAGATTATTCTTTTGGTTTTTTAGAAGGTGCTGAGTCTGGAAAAAAAATATTTTTAGATAATCTTGCAAGAGGAACAGTTGAAGCATTAAAATTATATATAGATGCGATGGCAAGAAGCAATCCTGCAGCACTACACCACGTATACGAATGGTATCAGGTTGGAAATAGAGGGCAAAGATTGTTTGACGTTGAATATCGAGTAACAAGTTTGGGGATATCAATTAACTCTAAATTTAAGCAGTCTCAATCAGTACAGTCTGGGTCTTATGAACCTTTCTACAGTAAGGCAAAAATTATGGAAGATGGGGTTCCAGTTGTTATAAGGCCAAAAGGAAACAATGCTTTAGTGTTTATGGATAATGGGACTGAAGTGTTTACTAAAAAAACAATAGTTAATAGTTTTCCTGGGGGTAGAGAAGTTAAAGGATCCTATGAGAAAGTATTTGATACTTTTATGAACGTATATTTTACTCAGTCATTTTTAACATCAACAGGATTGTATGAGTATTTAAATAATCCCAAAATATATAAAAAGAATTTTGCAGCAGGGGTTAAAGGTGGTAGATCAGTAGGCAAAGCCACTGGGTTTAAATGGATGGTAGATGCAAAAATTGAGGTAGAATAGAATTATGGTAACCGCAGCAGCAACATTTGATTTTCCTATAAGGTACATTAACGAGTATTTGTATTCTGAACTTAGTAAATATGAGGATATAAATATGGCAATAAACCCAAACATCACATCGTATATTCCATTTTTACCAGCAGGACAAGCAGTTAATATTTCAGAAATATATGAGGGTTTGCAAACATCAGAAGATGGAACGCTTCCTGCTGTTTTGTTTTATGATCGTATGATTCGCTTAAGATCTAGCGCTTTTCCAATAGGAAAAAGAGAGCAGGTTTTATACACAGTTTATGGATCTATTGAAAGTTGCACTAACATTGGAAATGTAATGTTAGGAATCTTAGACAGAGAAGACTACTCTGGTCAAGATTTAAATAAATGGATGCATGATAATAGAGCAGATCTTGTTGCAAAAGGTTTTCCAATGAAAGTATTTTTTAGAGGAATTAGGGTTTTTCAGGCAGACGAATCACAAGACCTAGTAGATTTAGACGAGTATAGAAGGGGAAGCATCCATAAGTACATAGTGGAATATGACTATCATTTTAAAGACAATCCAGAATTTCTTTAATTTAATATAAACCGTCCCAGCCTACAACAATAAAAAGGCTGTATAATTGTTCTGAGGAAACAAATCGTCCATATACTAACCAAAACGAGGTGAATAAATGGCATATACAAGAGGTACATCTAGCGATATTATCGTTGGCGCTGCTGCACTGTTTACAGCAGACAGTACATTAACACCAGGTACAGTGCCTGCGTTTGTAACAACACAGTCTTATAAAGAGACTTTGTCCAACTCAGCAAATATTGCTGGTGGAATTGAAAACGTAGGATACACAAGTAATGGTATCGAAATCACATTTCAACCTGATTTCGGCGAGGTTCAAGTAGATCAAATTCTTGACGTTGCAAAACTTTACAAGCAGGGTATGCAAGTAACTCTTGCTACTTCGTTTGCAGAAGCAACATTAGAAAATTTATTATTTTCAATCGCAGGTCAAGCCGACGATCTTTCAGGAACAAAAAGCACATCAGCAGGTCGCGTTCTTAATCTTGCGTCAGGCGATATTGGAGAATGTCCAGTTGAACGTGCATTAATCGCAGTAGGACCAGGAACTGGAGATTGCGAAGATTCAGACGTTATTGAGCGTGTTTATGTTGCATACCGTGCACTTTCTATTGAAAATGTTACAGTGTCAGCAAAGCGTGATACAGCAACAATGTTTGATGTTACATTCCGTCTTCTACCAGAAGATACTTCTGGATCATACGGAAAAATTATTGACCGTACAATTCAAGGTTCATAAAAAACTTAATAAAGAAAAGAAGGGCCCACTAGTCAAACTGGTGGGTCTTTTTTTTGATATAATAGAATTATGGCAAACACTGTTTATGATATTAAAAACGTATACTCTGTTGATAGTTTTGAAATAGAAATTAGTCCTTTAAAAATTAAATATTTAAGGGAGTTTATGGACATTTTTCAATTAGTCAAAGACACTAATGGCGATGATGAAGCCACAGATGTTTTAATTGAGTGCATTAGAATATGTATGAAACAGTTTCATCCAGAATGGTCTAAAAATAAAAAAGATGTAGAAGATAATTTTGACATGCCAACAATATTTGAAATATTGGATGTAGCAGCAGGCATTAAAGTTAATAAAGACTCAAAAGATTCTGTAGCAAAAAACGTCACAGAGGATAAATCGGTTTGGGCAGATCTAGATTTAGTAAAATTAGAATCAGAAGCATTTTTGCTGGGAATATGGAAAGACTACAATGAACTAGAAACCTCTATATCCATGCCAGAATTAATGGCTATTCTTAAATCAAAAAGAGAAGTTGATAACGAAGAAAAAAAATTTCTTGCTGCTATTCAGGGCATTGATTTAGATAAGAATAAGTCGCAAGAAGAAGATCCATGGACCAAGTTAAAAAATAAAGTATTTAATGGCGGAAGACCAGACAATGACATTCTTACCTATAAAGGCGACAAAGCCAAGAGGGCAGGATTTGGGATAGGTCTGGGTTTGGATTATGAAAAAATTGAATAAAAATACGCTGGTTTTGTGATATAATTAATTCAAATCTACCTAGGAAAGGGAATATATGCCAACAACAAAAACAGATGGAACAGAACTTGTATTAATGGATGGAACAAAAATTAATGTTAGACCATTAAAACTATCGTTACTAAGACCATTTATGAAAAAATTTGAGCAGGTTGCAGCAGTAGCAGAAGATAATGATAAGTCTATGACATTGTTAGTAGAGTGTGCTCAGATTGCAATGGAGCAGTTTAGTCCAGAGTTATCAAAAGACATCGAAAAGTTAGAAGAGATTTTAGACCTTCCAACTACTTATAAAATTATTGAAGCAGCATCTGGAATTAAATTGGCAGACGCAAATGCCTTGTTAAATACAGTACTCGCCAATAACTAAAAATAAACGGGGTGCAAATGAATGGCTGATGTAAACGCTAGAATTGGCGTTCAAATTGATTCGTCAGCCGCTTTAGCAGAACTAAAAAATTTACAAAGGCAACTAGCAGCCTTTCATTCATCTCTATCAAAAGGTAGCGCAGCCTCAATAGCAGCGCAAAAAAATCTATCCACTAATCTTTTAAATTCAATCAATGCTACGGGCAAATTTACTGCCCAAATGGGACTAGTAAGAAGTTCGACAGAATCATTTACTCACTCACTTGAAAAGAACAAACTTTCAATGCGTGAGTATTTCCGTTATGCAGGCGGATCTACAAGAACATTTGGAAAATTATTTAAAGAAGAATTTAATACTATTGGCAAGGTAGCAGAAGAACGTGTTAAGAAGATGCAGACTCAATATATTAAAATGGGTCGTGACGCATCTGGAGCAATTAAGGCAATGTCAATTACTCCAAGAACATTGGATATGAATGACTATGCAACCAAAACAGCATTAGCAGCACAAAAACAGGCACTATTTAATCAATTACTAAAACAAGGATCGACAAATCTTTTAAATTTTGGTAAAAATACTCAGTGGGCTGGTCGTCAATTAATGGTAGGTTTTACAATACCACTCGCATACTTTGGAACTGTAGCATCAAAAACATTTATGGATCTTGAAGCACAAGCCATTAAATTTAAACGTGTTTATGGAGATATTTTTACTACTGCAGATGAAACTAATAAAGCATTAAAAGAAATACAACTTCTTGCTGAAGGTTTTACTAAATATGGTGTTGCAGTTACTGAAACTATGGAGATGGCTGCCAAGGCAGCAGCAATGGGTAAAACTGGAGCAGACCTTACAGCACAAGTAGCACAAGCAACTCGACTTGCAGTTCTTGGCGGGGTAGAGCAGGGGCAAGCATTAGAAACAACTATATCAGTAACAAACGCTTTTGGAGTAGCAGCAGAAGACCTAGCAAATAAAATTAACTTCCTTAACGCAGTAGAAAACCAAACTGTAGTATCCATTGAAGATTTAACTATTGCAATCCCTAAAGCAGGCCCAGTAATAAAACAACTTGGCGGATCTGTTGAAGATTTAGCATTTTTCTTAACCGCAATGAAAGAAGGCGGAATTAATGCATCAGAAGGCGCTAACGCACTTAAATCTGGCCTTGCATCATTAATTAATCCGAGCAAAAAGGCTAGCGAAATGTTGGCTGGTTTTGGAGTTAACATTAAAGCAATTGTTGAGGGAAACCAAGGAAACATTAGAGAAACAGTCGTAGATTTTGCTCAGGCATTAGACACACTAGATCCACTAAATCGCTCCCGTGCAATTGAACAATTGTTTGGTAAGTTTCAATTTTCACGTTTATCAACACTATTTCAAAACATAACAAAAGAAGGCACTCAGGCTTCCAAAGTATTAGGCCTAGCCTCAGCGTCAATTGAAGAACTTGCAATTTTATCTGAACGAGAATTAAAGACTGTAGAAAATGCTATAGGAACTGACTTTAGAGAATCTATTGAAAAATTAAAAGTTGCTATTGCACCAATAGGAAAAACATTCCTACAAGCCGTAACTCCGATAGTAAAAGTTATAGGTTCATTATTAGATAAATTTGACAATTTAAGTGAAGGAACAAAAAAGTTTATTGTTGTAGCAGGAACTTTGGTTGGAGTAATTGGCCCTGTGTTGTTAATGACATTTGGTTTAGTTTTAAATGCTACAGCAAATATCATTAAATTGTTCGGAACACTGAGGGCTGGATTTTTAAAGTCTGGCGCTAGTACCAAAGTTTTGGCTGATCAAACAAATTATTTAAATTCAGAACAGTTAGAAGCGGCAACGGTTGCAACCTCATTGGACCAGGCTCACAATAGACTTACTCAATCATTTACAGTAGAAGCGGTAGCAGTCAAAGCATTAAGACAAGCATATATAAACGCAACAGTAGCAGCAGCAAATTTTGCCAGAACAAATCCAGGAATGATGGCTCCAGGATTTAAAAACCTTGGCCCTAAGAAATTTGCATCAGGAACAACTGGTGTTGTTGGTGGAACTTCAGGAAAAGATTCTGTACCATCTCTATTGATGCCAGGAGAGGCTGTCATTCCTACAGAAATTGCACAAGATGAAACATATAAACCACTTGTAGAAGCGCTTGTTACTGGAAAAATTAAAAAATACGGAAAAGGAACTGTTTCTGCAGGGGATGACTATACTCACATAGGCGGGGGAAGATTAACAAATCTAGATGACATAATTGCACAAGGAAGACTAACAGAAAATGAAAAACTTCAGGCCCAAATGTATAGAGATGTATTGAGAGCAACAGGAAAATCTCCAGAAGCAAGAGCATACGGTTCTTTAGCACTTTCATTTGATCCTACATTAAATAAAGGTTTGGCAACAAGAAGTGGTGTGTCTTTAGGCGATTTTGAAAGAGAATGGGCAAGTCGCCCAAATAAGTGGGCACCTTCAGGATTAACTTCAGCAGAAACTCAAGCAATTGATTCAGCAATGATGGATCAAATAAGAAGATCTCCAAGAGTTACCGATGCCGTTATAGAAAATGCTTTTAAAAATGTTCCTGATAATATTAAATCTACTCCAGCATATCAAAAAATGCTAAGTCAATATGAAAGAATTGGCGGATACTCTTTAGGAAAAGGATTAGGGTCTACCCCTCAAACTAGCGCTCAAATTTTAGAACAAGCAAAGCGTGCTGGAATTATTAAAGACTTTAGAGTAGAAACAAGACAGAGGCAGACTGGACAAACAGCAACAAAGAGTCTTATTGTTACAACTACCGATGGAAAAGAAGTAAGTCTTGGTCGTGGGTCAAAAGCCAATAGAGTTTATTTCTCAGATAAATCTTTAGAAAAAGGGTACCAATCTACAGCATCTACTCTGGCAGTAGCCAAAGGAGAAGTTTATCAAACTAAAGATGGAAAAGTTGGTGTAGTTGGTGGACAAACTGGAGAACCAAAACCAAGTGGTAAAACAATAACAGCAAATCCAAGAGATACAAGACTCATGTCTACATCTAATTTGGCAAGAGTTTTTCCATACGGGGTCAAAGGCCCAAGATTTTCTGGTGCAATAGGTGGAGCAGATGACCCATCCTTAATGGCTGGAAAAACATTTTCACAAACTGCAAGTGGTTTGTATGTTCCAGAATCAAAACTTATTGATGCAATAGAAAAAAATACTGATGCGTCTAAAGATAATACAGAAAATGATAAACAGTCAAAAAGAGACATGAAATCACAAAAAATGAACCGTATGGCTGGCATGACGGGTCCTCTATCTATGGTTGCAGGAACTGCTGCAATGGCTGGTTATGCTACAGGAAATACTGGTTTAGGAAATGTTGCAATGGGAGTTTCTGGATTAGCAATGATTGCTCCAATGCTTGCAAATCCATTAGGTGCAGCAGCAGCAGGATTAACAGCATTAGCAGCATCTGTTGTTCTTATTAGAAGGGCATTTGATAAAGCACAAGATAGTGCTATTGAAATGTCTGAAGCAATGGGAAGCGGAAATAAAGCAATACAGGATCTTGCAATATTTTCAAATAAAGTAAGTGCTGGAGAAATTATGAATAGAAGAAGAGGAAATCTTCTTAATCCCTTTGCAGTGCAAACTGGAAAAACAACATTTGGTGAAAACTTTGTTAAATCTGAAACAGGAAAATCTATGGTATCTGGTGTTTCTGAATCTATTAAAACTGGGGGAAGGCAATCGGCACAGGATCAATTATTAAATCAATTAGCAACCGGAATTGCTGCAGGAGCAATTAATCCAGCGCAAGCCAGAAGTATCGCTGCCAACATAGCCTCAGAAATAGGAGACTACTCATTTGGAATTAGTGTTAATGCAAAACTTATAAATTTGATTGGTGTTAATGGGGAAAATTTAATAAAAGATCCTTTAAAAATAAGAGTAGAACTAATGGAAAAATCACGTAAAGGTTTGGAAAACCAATCAAAACTTTTATCATCTGCTGGAGCAGGGGCACTGACAAAAACACAAACAAAAGTTGGTGCAATAGGTTTAGGTGTAGGAGGTGCTATTGCTGGAGGGGTGTTAGGCGCTGCAGCGACTGGCGCTACTGCTGGATCAGTTGTTCCAGTTGTTGGAACAGCAATCGGAGCAGCAATTGGCGCAGCAATTGGCGCAGGAGCGCTATGGTATAGTCAAAAAGGACAACAGGAAAAACTTGGTAGGGCATCTGGAGCAAATGTTGCTATGCAAAAAATGGCCTTAGAACAAAGCCAACAGATGCAAGATTCTTTAAGACTTGAGTATGAACAAAGAATTGCTAATGCTAAGGCTGCTGGAGACACTGCAAAAGCAATCCAGTTACAAAATGACTATCAACGAGAAAATTCTACATTGCTTGAGCAAAATGGAAAATTAGTTACAGATATACAAAATACATATAAAAATTCATCTGGAGCAGTTCGTGGAGCACTTGAAACTGGATTAGACAAACAGATTACAAGTAAATATAAAGATACTGCTATGGCAGATATAGCACCACTTGCTACAGATTTATTAAGTGGTTCGTCTTTATCTAAAGAAGCACAATTTACTTTAAAAATGCAATTAGCCTCTGGTCAAATGGACCCAATGCAAATTGTTAATTTGATAGAAACATTTGGGAAAGATTCAGAAACTTTAACCAAAGTTATGAATATTGTTACAAAGTTTGGTGGTGCTTTTGCTAATCAAGCAATGTCAGTTGTTAACCTATTTCAAGATAAAAATGGAAATCCACTTAAAGAGCAACAGACAAAATTTATTGCGGACATTAGTGGCAAAACTTCAGCAGAAGCAGAAAAATATCTAAAACTTTTTGCAGACATAAGTAAAGTTGGAAATGTTATGGATATTGAAGTTGCATTAACATATTACAGCAATAATCCAATTGAAGCAGCAAAACTACAGTCAACAATAGATGAGATTAATAAACAAAAAGGAAAAATTGATTTAGACATTGCAACAAAAATACTAGGTGCAAAAGAAATGGAGGCCTTAAGAAAAGATCAAGAATATTTTAGTAAACTTCCAGCAGAACAACAAAAGGTATATTTGCAAACACTTACAACAATGGCAAATATTAAAGGAAATAATTCAGAAGCAATTCAAAATTGGCTAAAACAAAATCCAGGAAAAACTGAAGCAGATTATTATGTTGAGTCTGCACAAAAAGTAACAAAAATTAGTATAGATAACACAATCCCAGGTGGTAATAAAAATGTACCAGGTGGCAATAGAGATACAACCTTTGATTCAATTTTAACTGACTTAAAGCGCACAAGGGATTCAAGAATTAATGCCGAGGGTGGAGACGAAGAACTTATGCGTATTCTTGGAGGAAATAAAGATTTAACAATATTTAAAGGATTAAATCAACAACTATCTACAATTACTGGAAACACAGATTTTATTGATTGGGTAGGAGGAATAGAAAAGGCTATTCAAGGCAAGTTAATTAAAGTAAGCAATGATGGAGCAGTAGCGTTGACAAAACTTGGAGAGGCAGCAAGAAAAGCATATGACGAAAAAACAATTGGAATATTCCAGGCAAGGCAAATTGGTTTAACAAAAACCGCTGATGATCAAAAACAAGCATTTATAAAATTAACAAAAGCGGGAATAGATAATGCAACTGCTTTAGAGATGGTTGCGGATGCAAATCTCGCTGCAGCAATCGCATCAAAGTCAGCAGGAAAAGATGCTATACAAGCAGCAAAAGATTTTGAAACGGCGAATAAAAAGAATCAAGAGACTGCAAGATTTATTAACCCTATTCAGTCATTTCGTGATGATATGTCTAAGGTTTCTGAAATGCTAGATGTTCAAGAAAGTCAGGCTCGTGCTAGGTATGAGCCAGAAATTAAAAGAATCAATGGTCTGATTAAAGCGAATGAAGATGCAATAGATGCAAAAAGAAGATACATTGAAATAGAATATGATAGACCAATTCAGGCTCTTCAAGATCAAACTAAAAAATTAAATCACGATTTATCTTTAATAGAAAAAAGTGCAGAGTTAATAACTAAAAAATATGAAGAGCAAAAAGAGGCTCTTCAAAAAGTTTATGAATTAAACAGTAGGCTTGTTCAACAAGAAAAATCTAAAATATCTCTTGCTGATGCACTATCTAGTGGAGACATATCACAAGCAGCACAAATAGCACAAGACATAAGGGCGCAAAATCAACAGTACGCCCAAGAAGATAGTTTACATGCTTTGCAGGTTGCCCAAGAAAATCAAATTGCAGCCTTAAGATCTGCTTCTGGATTAAGTAGAGTGCAAATTGAAGAAAAAATGTATGCTATAAGTTTACAAATATATGCTATTGAAGAACAGCAACAAATTAAAATTAATGAAATTATTGCGTTAGAGGATCAAAACTATCAGTTAAAAGTAAACCAATTAGCCGTATTAGAGTCATCCTTAAAGAAAGAAATAGATGCTATTGATGCGCAAAGACAAAGGTTTGCGCAGGCAGAGTTGGCAATACGTGCTGCTGAAGTTCAAACTGATTCATACACAGAGGCACTAAAAAGAGCAGAACAAGTTTTAATAAGAATGGTAGCCCTGGCAGCAAAACTTGCAGGGGGTGGAACCTTAGACGATGTTGAAGATACTGTTAGAGGTGGAACACCTACAGGTCTTGATGGTACACAAAAAGGAATTGCCGCAAGATTAACTTCTGGAATTCAAAATCTTGTTAAAAAGGGTAACTATAATGCAGCAGAATCAGCAACAGTAAAAATGATGAAAGAGATTGGAGCAGTAAAAGCCATTGCTTCTTCCGATGCTGTTGCTTTAAGAAAGCAGGCATTAGGCTACTTAAGTAAGGGAGGAATGGTTCCTCAATACTTTGCAAAAGGAGGCCTGTCTCGTGGGTCAGACACAGTTCCTGCAATGCTTACTCCAGGAGAATATGTTATGAGTAAGTCTGCAACGCAAAGGTTTGGACCATTGCTAAAGCAAATGAATGAATCAGGATATCCACAAAATGCACTTTCAGGGTACAACTCTGGAATGGTACAAGCAAATAGAAATGAAGTTACAAACAATTCCAATTCAGTGTATAATTATAGTTTAAGTATTGATGCAAGTGGTGGGTCAATGAATCCAAATGATATTGCTAGGGTTGTTCTTACGCAAATTAAAAATATGGACTCACAAAGAATTAGGGGGAATAAGTACTAATGGCAACTGCAGCGTACTTAGGTGGTAGAAAAAAATACTATAGCCCTCAGGCTATGCTTTGGTCAGAAAATTCCGGGACTTTATCAAATGGATTTTATTACCCAACAGGAACAGAAATAGGGGCAAATAATACTGGTGTGCCGACTGATGAACAAAATACCTTTTTAATAACTAGCGATCACAATAGATCTGAGTTAAATTTTTCATCTAATAGAATTCAAAACAGGCAAAGAATGATTAATGGAAATATGAGAGCCTACAATATTGCTGACAAACTTACATTATCTACTTCTTGGCAGTTACTCCCGTCAAGGTCATTTAAGAATAATCCAAACTATGATTCTTCGGGAGCCTCTGCATTATCTGGTACTTATGAGCAGTTTACTGTAGACGCAGGTGCAGGAGGAACAGAGTTATTAAATTGGTACGACAATCATCCAGGACCGTTCTGGGTATTTCTTGCTTACGATAATAATGCAGATCAAACAAAATATAATCAAATTGTTTTAATGTATTTTGCAGATTTTTCATACTCTGTTGTAAAAAGAAGTGGTTTTGCAAACCAAGACTTATGGAATATTAATATAACTTTAGAAGAGGTCTAGCGTGTTTAGCAATGAAGATCTATTAGATTATTTAAAAAAATCTAACGATATATATATTAACTCTGTAACAATTGCTGAATGGAATATGAATGTTCCTGGAAATATTAAAAAAATAGGTAACTATAGATATAGGCCAAATGAAAATACAAGCATATATAAAACAATTCCAAACACATTTGATCAAGACGACTTAGGAAATTACTATGAAGACGCATTATTATCTTATGAAAAAAAACAAAACACTTATAACTTAGATAACAGTGTACAGGTTTTTCAATCTTTGGATGAAAAAAAATCTTTGTATTATTCTTTAGAGGATTGCACAAAGCCGTTTAGGCCAAGATCTGGTATTAACAAAACCGATTATTTTAATAATAAATATTTGCCTAACAATACACACTTTGGAAATAACTCACCCAGATACTACATGTCATCGAGAAATGATGACTTTAAATATTGGAGTTCATATAGAAAAGAAGATGGAAAAGAAAGGGGCATTTCTAATATTAAAATTAATAACTTTAATTATATAGAAGATGCGTGTCCATTCATAGTATATAAAGATAGCGTGCCATGTAATAGAATTGTTTTTAAAATGCAAACAAACGTAGGATATTTAGACAGGGGAGATTCTGTTGGAATTTCTGAGACAATTTCAGACCCGTTTTATGGAAATAAAAATAAAACAGTTCCATCAAAATTTAAAATTCAGGTTTTAAAAAATAACAATTGGGTCGATATTTTAGACATAAACGAAAACAATAAAAGAAGTGATGACTCAGAAATTATTGCACCAGATGGATATTTAGAATTATACTACTCAAACAATGAATGGTTTTTAAAGTCAGAAGATGTTGATTATGAAACTCCATTTGTTACTGAGTTATCTAATCCCACAAAAACAACAAACGATGATTCAACTTTTTATTATAACGAATTTGAATATATTGATGGAATAAGATTTGTCGTAAAAGCAATGAACAAATTTGACTCAACATTTGATTTAATTGAAATGTCTCCAAGACTAACCGCCAACATTTCTAGCATGATAGTTGATTTTAAAATTAATAAAACTCTTTCCGATCTATCACAGGGAGCAATTCCAGTAGGACAACTTTTGCCATCAACTGGAAGCGTTACAATTTTTGATGAAAATTTTTCTTTTAATGAAAACAACGACAACAGTATAATTAAAAACTACTTAAATAAAAATGTTAAATTTGTTTTTTATGAAAATATCTACAATAAAGATTTATCAGTTAATTATTTTGTTCCAATAAAGACTTTGTATTCAGATAATTTTCCACAAACAAATAATGACGGATCTTCAGTATCAATAAACTTACGTGATTTTTACTTTTATTTTGAATCAAAAACTGCCCCAAGAATGCTTCTAACTGACGTGTCTTTAAGTTTTGCAATATCAACCATTCTCGATTCTGTAGGTTTTACTAATTACACATTTAAAAGATTGGGCTATGAAAAAGATCCAATTATTCCTTATTTCTTTGTTGCTCCAGAGCAAAGTTTGGCACAAGTTTTAAACGAGTTGGCGGTTTCAACTCAAACAGCAATGTTTTTTGATGAATACAATAATTTTGTAGTTATGAGTAAGAATTATATTATGCCAGAAAAAAATGAAAGAGTCACAGACTTTAAATTAATTGGAACAAACAATCAACTTGCTGACGGAGTAATTAAAAATAAATCACAAAGTGAAAACCTTTCAAATATAATTTCAATATCGTCTCAAGATAAAAAAATATACAATGACGGGAAAATAAACTATACCTCAAGATATATTCAAAGATCTTATGGATCATTAAACCAAAGTTCTTTATTGGACAGAGAAAAAACATGGATATACAAGCCAGCACTTCTATGGGAATCTTCTGGGGATGACTCCATGAAAACAATAAATGACAGAGTCTCTAAGCAATCAAATTTTATTTTATCAGCGGTTCCAATAAACTCCGACCTAGTTTCTGCTTTACCAACAGTTCAAAATGGCATAGTAATAAACAACATAATAGATGTTGGAGAAAATGCATATTGGCTAACAAGATATACAGGATATTTTTATTCAAATGGAGAAATAATAAAATATGATGCTGTTGAATATAACATAACTGGGGTTGGTAACGTATGGATCAGCAACAATCAAGAGTATCAAGATTACTTTGGTAATTTAAAATTTAATGGCAAAATATATCCTACTGGGCTAGTTCGTATTTTTTCTAACCCACACTACGAAACAATTGATAATCAGTTAAGATTAAAAGAGGGTGCAGTTTTTGAGCACGGAAGAGCACAGTTTGGAACAAAAATATCTAGTCATAGTGCTGGAATATCTAGTAACTGGACAGATAACTCTTATGTTCGTGGATGTAGTATGAGATCAGACTTACTATTTAATACTAGTCTAGAGATTGAGTATCCAATTACAACCTTAGGAGAGGCGGGTAAAAGTGATACTTTGGCAAAAAAATCTTTAAGGAATGGTATTATAAAAAACTTTATGTCTAATAATTTTTTAACAGAGACTCAGTTAAACAGTTTACCATCTGCAGAGACTGGAACAATTCAATCATCTGCTCTAGTATTTTCAGGGCCAGTATTTGAATCATCGGACAAGCCAATAAATTTTATTTCATATATATATAAATCGCTAAATAATTCATTTAAACATTTCGGAACAAGAATGAGAATAATAGGAAAATCAGAAAATACTGATAACAGACTACAAACGCCAACTGGTAGCGCAATATATTATCAATTGCCATCTACTCAGCCAAATCAAAATTCTAATATTGGTGGTGGCTCTGGAGGTATAGGTATAATGATAAATCCAGAAACCAACAATGGATATTATTTTGAGATTGTTGCATTGACTCAAAAAAATATAGAATCTTATACAAAAATAAATGCCGATGGAACAAAAGACGTAAATGTTTACAATATGGTTTTTTATAAAATTAAAAAAGATGATAGTGGAAACGCCATACCAATAAAAATTTGGTCTGGGCTTTCAAGTATTTTAGTAGATGATGGACAGTTTACTGGTCAATATAGAATTGCGGGAGAAGAAAAGCCAACAGTGTATGATTTGTCAGTAGAGTATGAAGATGTCGGAACATCTAAAAGATTTTATTTGTTCATTAATAATAAAGTTGTTGGTATAGTAGATGACCTAGATCCATTGCCATTCTATAACAATGCATGCTTATTTGTTAGAGGATCCTCAAAATGTATGTTTGAAAACATATATGCACTTGGTAAAAATTATTCTCAAAATACTGTTTTTGATGTTGCAGACTCAGTTTCTAATGTTTTTGGAGATTCTAAAATTAGCGCTAATGATTCATTTAGAAAATACGCTATGAGTGGAATTTTGCAATCTACGTATCTAACTGGCATCTCTGCTGCTCAACCACCAGATTACAATATATACTATGATGAATTTGGCTCTATATTTAGAGAAGTGGCATACTTTAATATAAAATATGATAAAGCATTTCCAGCGTTATACGCTCAAATATCTCCAACCCCTAGTACTATAAAGGGATATGTTGTTTCTGGGTTTCAGGCAGACTCTTATGGAGCAGAATTTTTAGTTTTTAACGCAACGGATTCGGCTTTAAATTTAGATGAAACCGGGGGAAATTATTTAAAAATTCAAGGTATAACTTTTACCCAAGACACAACCTATACTGCATCTGTTGATGATTATTTTAATAAAAAATCTAATTTTTCAGAACAAGATAACCTAGATACTAACACAATAAGATCCTCTTTGTTTGCGTTGCAAAACTATAACTATATAAAACAAAGCAGACTAAACCACGGAGTTTCTACTTTTTCTTTGGAAACTCCATACATTCAAAATTCTTCAGACGCAGAAAATTTATTAGGTTGGATTATTAATAAATCTATGAAACCTAAAAAGATGGTTGGAGCAGAAATATTTTCATTACCAGTTTTGCAATTAGGAGACATAGTTGAAATTGATTATACAAAAAACGATGTTAGTATAATTTCAGATCCAGATACTCAGTTTGTAGTCTATAGTATTGAATATGGCAGAAAAAATAATGGTCCAGAAATGACCGTATACTTGGCGGAGGTGTAAAGTGGGCGCACTAGATGCAAAAAATTGGGAAAGAAATTTCCCAGATATTCCATATTGGGTATCTGATGTTGCAATTGGACCCAATACACCCGAAGACAGTGGAATAATAAAAGAAACACTTGATACATTTTCAAATATAACTGCTTCCGTTCCAGCAACACCTCCATACATGCCAAGTCCACCACCACCACCACCCACAGTTAAAGTTAAAAGTGCAACCCCAGAAATTATATTGTGGGACGATGCAACAATTCCAATGGAAATACTATCAAATTTAACTCTTGAAAACATTGGGGGGCAAGAGTTACTTTCTTTGTCAAGGCACGATAGAATAAGTGGAGAAAATGTATCTAATCAATTAATAAAAAATTTAACATTCTTTAATCAGGAATATTCTTCAAAAAAAATATTAGGATTACAAAATACATCAGATAAATATTTTTCAAATTTTAGCATTAAACTTGATTCTAAAATTCCAGTCGAGGGCAATGGTCCTGGAGGAACAAACGTATACCTAGACCCTATAACAAAAGACTTAGTTATTGATTTAATCAATTTAGATTCAGACGAAATTGTTGAAATTCAAGTCGGTGCGGGTGGTACAATATATACTATAGCCGTTGGAGTTGAAGAGTCATGATAACTAATGTTGGAAAATATATTATTGCTAAGTATTTGTTGGGCCAAACACCAGCATTTGCGTCATATATGGCTGTGGGGTGTGGAGTTAAACCTCTAGACAATTTAACAACAGCGCCAGATCATTCTTTAAAAGAAAATCTTAATTTTGAAATGTTTCGTGTTCCAATCAGTTCAAGGGGATATATTGTTGAAGATGGTAAATCAAAATTAGTTTTAACAGCAGAGTTGCCAACGGAAGAAAGATATGAGATATCTGAAGTTGGAATATATTCCGCTGGTGCAAATCCAAATGCAACAGCAAATGATAGTAGACCAGTTTTGGTTTTTTCTGAAGCAGAAAATTGGGAGCACGTAACACCAACAGCAACGACAGACATAGCAAGAATAACAGTTCCGCTTGACTCTGCCCTATCAAATAACGTAATAGATTCAACCTTAAAAATCTTTGAAACCAACGCTGACAATAAAATATTTTATAACCAAAATAGGGCAAATAGGTACGAAAGGTGCAGATATTTTAATAACGCAATTGCAATACGTGGAGACTCTTGCTCAATGACTTCTTCTGGAGGGCATTTAGTGGTTGGCTCAAATCCAGAATATATTAGACTAGTAGGAACATCTGTAGACATATCAAAGGTTTCTCCGTTAGATGAATTAAGATTGGCGTTTTCAGTTATTAACAAAGACGGTGATTCAGTTGCAATTCCCGACACTGTGAAAATTATTATAGAATTTACTAATAGTTCAGATACTTCAAATTTTTCAAGATTTGAAGCGGTAGTTGACAATGGTTCGGCAAGTAGCCAACAAAATTTTGCAAACAATAGATACTGTGTAGTAAGTAAACAAAAGCAAGAACTATATACAACTTCTAATTTTTCTTGGACCTCGGTAAACACAATAAACATATACGCATCCGTTGTAGATTCTGGGTCAGTGTCTAACAATTTTTATGTATTTTTAGATGCATTAAAATTTGAGAACACAACCGCATCAAATCCTTTATACGGATTAGTTGGATACTCAATAATACAAAATGACGAAGCAACAACAATTATAAAATCAAGCAATACAAATAATTATATAGAGTTTAAGTTTGCAATAGGGGTAGGGTAATGCCTGACAACAACATTAAAAAAGTTATAATAAAAAAATCAGACCTATATCAAGTTGGAGATGTTTATGAATTAAATCACAATATTAGATATAGAGTAATCTCTGAAGACAGAAATAGATACTCCCATTGGTCTCCAATTACAACCTTAAATATTGATCCAACTGCAGACGAGGTTGGTTTTATAGTTTCAGATACAAGCACTCATATCCCACATAATTTTGAGGTAGACATTACCAAACATTTAATTAATCTTTCCTGGACAATGCCAGCATTACAAATAGTAAATCCAACAGAAGCAGAGGTTGCATTGCAACAGGAACAGGCTGCTATTGCTGCTTTTGACGTATATGTTCAATGGAAGACTGGAACAGTTAATAGTAACTGGATTTGGGTAGGTCAATCTTCTGGCTCTAGTTATTCAATTTCTTATCCATACGCATCTGGAAGTCCAGATATGGCAAGATTTAGAGTTCAAAGGTACACCCTGGTAAAGAAAGAATTTGATCTAGCAACTTATTTAATTACTGATTTTAAAGATTTAGACTGATATAATAATAAAGGAGACATATGGCAAAAATACCACTACCAGAAAGAGGGCAGCCCCTAGATTTAACATATATAAATCAATTGGCTAACGCAGTCAACGGATTATATAATCAGATATCATCCAGTACAGGCAATTATGCTAAAATAAATATTACAAATAATGACATAGTTAACGTTAAAACTTCAGAAATGGGTGTTGTAGCAGCCCGTGTAGAAATATACAATAACGCGACAGTCATTGTTGCTCAAGAAAAAGAATTTTTTTATGATTTCAGCAATAATTTTAAATATGCCCCAATTGTTACCGCTACGCCAGTAAACATTGGAAACACATTAGCAGGTAAAAATGTTTCTGTAATTTTAAAAAATGTAACCACCTCTAGAGTTGAAGGGGTTGTAAGGTTTGGAAGCGCTGGAGATTTATCTTTGCACGTAAACTTAATTGCAATTGGCGTTCCTACTTAATGATAAAATGTTCAAGATGTAAGTCAAGGATGTTTTTAGATAGGCAATATAGTAGGGAAAATCACTTGGAATCATTTTGTTTGTCCTGTGGAAATAGAAAATTTTATAATCCGCCATCAGCATCAAGCGAGGGGAAATGGCTACTTCAAAAGGAAATATTGAAAGCGAAGAATACAATCAGTCGCCTGTAATAAAAGGCAGCGAGGCTGTTTGGTTTTTAAATAATGATTTAGTAAGAATACATCATTATAATAGATCAAATGGAACTGTTGCATTGTATAATATTATTAAAAATAAAATTGAATTATGCTTTATTTTAGATTTTAAAAAAAATAGAGAAAAGGCATATACGATAACAGAAACTGCAAAAATTATTAATAGGCATAGAAAATATATGCCAAGTTTAATAAAACGAGGAATCATCCCTCCACCAGTAGGGTGTTCTGAAAATGGGAAAAGAGGTTTTCAAATAAGAGCGTACTACTCTGAAAACACAGTAAAAGAGATTCGTGATATACTGGCAAGTATACATATTGGACAACCAAGAAAAGATGGTTTAATAACAAATAATATGACGCCTACAAAACAAGAATTGACCAGAAAGTTGGGAGATGGTATACTTACTTATACAAAAACTAAAGATGGAAGATTTATTCCAGTCTGGAACGAATCAATAAGATAACTGTTGGGAGACAACAATGGAAAATGATCAAGCAAAAATAAACGTAACATTGGGATATACATATAATTTAGGAAATTTTCAATCTCTTAGATTAGATCTTGGCGTAATAGACAGTAAAAAAGATGGTGAAAATATAAACGATGCATTTGAAAGAGTTTATAATTTTGTCGAAAACAAACTTGCCGAAAAACTAAATGAGGCAAAGTTAGCAAAATTAGAAATATCTGAATAGTGGCAGAGCGCAAGGACCGAATGGCCTTGTTAAGTCGTTACAGTAAGTTTCATACTGCTCGGTACGAAAAAAAGGCTAATCTAAACCTAAATGTAGAACAATGGGCATCTGATGCCTTAATAGATTCTTACGGAATCGCAAAATGCTATGAGTTGCTTGAGTACTATTTTACTCACTCCCTGTCTCCCTCTTGGAATTATTTTGCATACAATTGTGAAAAAATATTGCAGGCAAAATTAGATAAAATTCATGACGATGAAGCAAGATTAGAAAGAAGGAAAAAAGCAAAGGAATGGTTAAGTGAATAACACAGAGTCTAAATTAATATCTGCACTACTTAGTGATAAACAAATGCATGTTTTATTACAGGCCAACGTTGAGAATTTATTGAAGACCCATACAGACCTTTGGATATTTATTAGAAAATATTATGAGGCCAATAATTCGGTTCCGCCACAATCACTTATTGTAGATAAATTTAGAGATTTTCAATTTGTAGAAAATACTGGAGCAACAAAATATCATTTAGAAGAGTTACAGTCTGAATACTTAACTGATAGCCTCAAGGGTATATTGAGGTCGGCTGCTTCAGAAGTGCAGTCTGGAAATGGAGAAATTGCCTTAAATGAAATAATTAATAAAACCTCTGAACTAAAAAAGAATACGGCAGCAATTAGAGACATTGATGCAACAGATTTAGAATCTGCAGTTGCTTATTATACAAAGATGCAAACAATGAAAGATGCTGGAAGTCTTGGAATAAAAACAGGTCTGCCAGGTTTTGATAACTACCTTCCATCTGGAATTATGCCAGGGCAACTAGGAGTATTCCTCGCATATCCAGGAATTGGAAAGTCTTGGTTAGCATTATACTTTGCAGTGCAGGCTTGGAAGCAAGGTAAGAGTCCTATGGTAATAAGCCTTGAAATGTCAGAAGTAGAAGTTAGAAATCGTGTGCTTACAATTATGGGCGAAGGTTTATGGTCACACAGAAAAATTAGTAATGGAGAAATAGAATTAGACATGCTTAAGTCTTGGCATGCAAAAAATTTAAGCGGGAGACCCGAGTTTCACATCATCTCAAATGACAGCGGTGGAGAAATAAACCCTTCTGTGGTACGTGGAAAAATTGATCAGTATAGACCAGACTTTGTTATTGTAGATTACTTACAATTAATGTCTCCTAATCAAAAGTCAGAAAACGAAACAGTAAGAATGAAAAATCTTTCTAGAGAACTTAAATTAATGGCTATTGGGGAAGATGTTCCAATTATCGCTATCTCTTCAGCCACTCCAGACGATGTTACTAATTTAAGTACAGTCCCAACCCTAGGGCAGACAGCCTGGTCAAGACAAATTGCATATGATGCAGATTGGGTGTTGGCTTTGGGAAGAGAATCAAATAGTGATACCATTGAATGCGTATTTAGAAAAAATCGTAATGGATTTATGGGAGATTTTTTAGTTCAAGCAGATTTCGATAAAGGACGTTATAGATATAAAGATTTTGAGGATTTAAATGTCAAAAAATAAAAGTTATGGCTCAAGCCTGTACAACGCAGATCAGGTTCGTAGAGTTTTAGACGGGGCTGGAGTTAATATAGAAAAAGAATTAGATACGGATTTTATTATTTTTTGTCCATATCACAATAACTTTAGAACTCCAGCAGGAGAGGTTTCAAAAACAAAAGGAACTTTTTTGTGTTTTTCATGTCATACAACAAGGGATCTAGTTTCTTTTATTAAAGAGTTTACCAATAGAACATATTTTGAATCCCTTAGATTTATATCTAGTAAGGGAAAAAATATTGATATTGAAAAAGAGATAAATAAATCGTTGATAGATGTTCCAGAATATAAAATGTTTGACGAGTTGATAACTAAAAGATTAAACACTAATGCACTAGGCTCACCAAGAGCGATGTCTTACTATGAAAGAAGAAGAGTTACAAAGGAGTCAGTTGTTAAATTCGGTCTAGGTTATTCAGAAAAACAAGACATGACAACGATTCCAATACATTCTCCAGATGGAATTTTAGTAGGATTTGTTGGAAGATCTATAGAAGGAAAAGAATTTAAAAACACCCCAGGATTACCAAAATCTAAAATTCTTTTTAATTTACATAGGGTAAAAACCTCTAGTAAAGTTTACGTTGTTGAATCATCATTTGATGCTATAAGGTTGGATCAAGTTGGATTTTCGGCAGTAGCAACGTTGGGGGCTAATGTGTCAAACACACAAATAGAATTGCTTCAAAGATATTTCAATAACATTATTGTTATTGCAGATAACGATGAGGCAGGAGGAAACATGAAAGATAAAATAATTGAAAAATTAAAATCTCGTGTTTCTGTTATACAACTTAATATAGAATATAAAGACATAGGAGATATGGACGATGCTGCAATCAGGAACTTAGACTTCCAGTTTGACAAAACCATATCTCTTATGCTAGAATAAATAGACAAACACTTAAAAGGAGAAAATACGTGAGCGTTGTTAAAGGTTTAAAAAATATAAACGCACTGCTTGATAAGCCGAAGTCAGATTCACCAAAGGTTCGTTGGCTAAAACTTGCAGATGGTCAGTCAGTAAAAATAAGGTTTATCGAAGAGTTAGATGAAGACTCTGCAAATTACAGTCCAGATCGTGGGCTTGCTCTTGTCGTAAAAGAGCATGTCAATCCAAAAGACTATAAGCGCAAAGCAATAGATACTATGGATTCCGAAGGCCGTGACTGGGCAGAAGAAATGCATAAAAAAGATCCGAAGGCTGGCTGGAGAGCAAGACTTCGTTTTTATTGCAATGTTTTAGTAGATGACGGAATTGAAACTCCATACGTGGCTATCTGGTCAATGGGTGTTAGCAAACAATCATCCTTTGATACAATTCGTGAATATGCTCTAGAAACTGGAAGCATCTCAAACGTATCTTGGAAGTTAAAAAGAAATGGACAGAGTTTGGAAACTAGTTATACAATGATTCCATCTGCTCCAGACAAAGAGCCATACAGTTGGGAAGGCATTGCGCCATACCCATTAGAGTTGGCTTTACGTAGAGTGCCATATGCAGAACAAGAAAACTTTTATCTTGGATTTGACACTCAATCACCTACCTCAGCAACCAATACTGATTGGTAGTATGAGTTATAGCGCATTACATGTACATACTCATTACTCTTTAATGGATGGGGTCGCAACCCCAATAGAATATTTAGACCGTGCTGTATCGCTAGGGATGTCCTCTCTAGCGATTACAGACCATGGAACCTTATCTGGTCACAGAGAGTTTGCTCGTGAAGCAGAAAAAAGGGGTATTAAGCCAATTCTAGGTATAGAGGGGTACATGACAAATGATAGGTTTGATAAAAGAGAAAGAGCAGAAAGAACAGAGCCACTAGATTCAGTTTATAATCATATAGTTCTTCTTGCAAAGAATGAAGTAGGTTTGGAAAATTTAAATAAAATAAACGAAATTGCTTGGACAGAGGGGTATTTTAGAAAGCCAAGGTTTGATTTTGAAACATTAGAAAAGTATAGTGAAGGAATTATTGTTACCTCTGCCTGCTTGAGCGGAATTGTAACTAAGGCAGTTGAAACAGAAAATTATGCAGTTGCAAAAGAAAAAATAAGTTGGTTTAAAAAAGTATTTAAAGATGATTACTATATTGAGGTCATGCCACACAACCCAGCCCAAGTTAATATTGCTTTGCTTGATTTAGCAGACGAATATAAAGTAAAAGCAGTCGTTACTCCAGACTGTCATCATAGTTGCGATGATCAAAAAGAAATACAGGAATTAATGTTAATTTTGAATACTCATGCCAAATTAGAAAAAAATGTAACATATGAAAAATCAAAAAAATACAATAGCATTATGTCAAGGTTAGATTATCTATATGGAAAAGAAAGAATGATGAGTTTTAATAAATTTGACATTCATCTTTTGTCTTATGATGAAATTAAAGAAGCCATGTTAAAACAGGATATATATAGAGAAGATATATATGAGAACACTCTAGAACTATCTAATAAAATTCAAAAATATAACATTAAAGAGGATTTAAATTTATTGCCAGTCCAATACAAAGATCCAGATCAAGAGTTAGCAAACTTAGCATTTACAGGGCTTGAGGAAAAACGACTTACTGATAATTGGCTTGGAAATGATATCTATGAACAAAGACTTCAAGAAGAGTTAGAGGTTATTCGTAACAAAAAGTTTGCGCCATATTTCCTTGTAGTTCAAAACATGATTGCTTGGGCTAAAAAAGAAAACATTATGGTTGGTCCAGGACGAGGATCTTCTGCGGGATCTTTAGTTTGTTACCTTCTTGGCATTACAGATATTGATCCAATAGAGCACGATCTATTGTTTTTTCGTTTCATAAATCCAGAACGCAATGACTTTCCCGATATTGATACAGACATTCAGGATACTAGAAGAGACGAAGTAAAAGATTATTTGGTTAGACAATATAGACACGTAGCGTCTATTACCACATTCCTTCAATTTAAAGATAAGGGTGTTGTTAGAGATGTTGCAAGAGCATTAAACATTCCGCTGACAGATGTTAACAAGGTTTTAAAGTTAGTAGACACCTGGGAAGAGTATTGCTTTTCAAAGTCAACTAATTGGTTTAAAGAAAAGTATCCAGAGGTTGAAAAACTAGGAGAACAACTCCGTGGCCGAATTAGAGGAACTGGAATACATGCTGCAGGAATTGTCACAAGTAAAAATCCAATTTTTAAATATGCTCCAATGGAAACTAGATCTTCTCCTGGACTAGATCAAAGAATACCAGTTGTTGCAGTTGATATGGAAGAGGCTGCAAAGATTGGTCTAATAAAAATTGACGCTCTTGGATTAAAAACATTAAGCGTTGTTAGGGATGCAATAGACGTAATTGAAAAAAATCATTTTGTTAAGATTGATCCATTAGGTATAGACATGGCGGATGAAAAAGTTTATGAAATGTTATCAGATGGTCATACAAAAGGAGTTTTTCAATGTGAGGCTACCCCATACACAAGTTTATTGGTAAAAATGGGGGTAAAAAACTTTAAAGAATTAGTTGCCTCTAATGCTTTAGTTAGACCAGGAGCAATGAATACTATTGGAAAAGACTATATTGCTAGGAAACATGGAAAACAGGCTGTATCATATTTAAATCAAGTATTAAAACCATTTACAGAGGAGACGTATGGATGCATTCTTTATCAAGAGCAGGTTATGCAGGCTTGCGTACATCTTGGTGGAATGTCATGGTCTGAAGCAGATCAGGTTAGGAAAATAATTGGAAAGAAAAAAGATGCAAAAGAATTCAGTATTTTTCAAGATAGGTTTATATCTGGGGCATCGAATTACATATCTCCTAATCAAGCAAAAGATCTTTGGGAAGACTTCGAAGAGCACGCAGGATACTCATTTAACAAAAGTCACGCAGTTGCTTACTCTACTCTCTCGTATTGGACGGCGTGGTTAAAATATTATTACCCTCTTGAATTTATGTTTGCTTTATTAAAAAATGAAAAAAATCCAGACAATAGAACTGAATATTTAATTGAAGCAAAACGCATGGGCATTCCCATTAAACTTCCACACATTAATGATTCTGGCAAAGATTTCCAAATTGAAGGAAAGGGAATTAGATTTGGGTTAACCGCAATCAAATATATATCGGATAAAATAGCAGATAGATATATATCTTCTAGACCATTTAAAAATTATAAAGATGTTGAGGATTTTACATTTACAAAAGGTAACGGAGTTAACAGTCGTGCTTTATCTTCAATGAATTTAATAGGAGCCTTAACCTTTGCGGACAATCCAAGAAACGATAATGAAATAAAAGAAAATTTATACGAATATTTAAATTTACCAGAATTTAATATTTCTGTTCCATCTCACTATCACGCTTTTATAAATAGTGTTTCTGATTTTGAAGAAAAAGGATCTTTTATTTTAATGGGTATGATAAAATCAATTAAACGAGGAAAGGGTTGGTCAAGAGTTGAAATTTTGGACAAAAGTGGCAGTGTCGGTATATTTGATGATGAAAATACAGTTATTGAGGCGGGTCGTACTTACCTTATCCTTAGTAGTGATAACAGGATTATATCTGCAGTTCCTATTGAAGAAATAAAAAAATCAGATAGTGCTTTGGTAAAATTTTTGAGTTATAAACAGTTACCCTACAGTGAAAACGAAATGTTTGTTGTAGCCTTTAAACCAAGGGTAACCAAGACTGGAAAAAAGATGGCGTCAATGACATTGGCTAATACTTCTAGAGAGTTAAAATCTGTTTTAGTTTTTCCTACTTCTTTTGCAAAAGCCTATATGAACGTAAAGGAGGGAAATTTTTATAATTTTTCTCTTGGAGAAACAAAAGATGGTACAACAATTTTAGAAGATATTTTAATAAAATAAGGGGGAAAATAATATGACAATGACTACAGAAGATGTGTTAGCACAACTTGATCCAAGAATTAGAAAAAATTTAACAAACGGAGAGGGCATCAGTGTAGAGTACCAGCCAACCCCAAGCCATGGACTCAACAAAGCATTAAATGGTGGACTTCCATATGGACGTCAAGTTTTAATATGGGGAAGTAAATCAAGCGCTAAGTCATCTTTGTGTTTGCAAACAATTGCACTTGCTCAACAAGAAGGAAAGGTTTGTGCTTGGATAGATGCAGAAATGTCATACTCAGAAGAGTGGGCAAAAAAACTTGGAGTCGATTCATCTAAATTAATTTATTCACAAGCAAGAACTATTAATGAAATGGTTGATGTTGGAACTAATTTAATTAATGCTGGCGTAGATTTAGTTGTTGTTGATTCAATAACTTCACTGCTTCCGGCAATTTATTTTGAAAAAGATTCAGACGAGTTGAAGCAACTAGAAAATACAAAACAAATAGGAGCGGAGTCTCGTGATTTTAGTAACGCATGGAAAATGATTAATTATGCAAACAATAAAGTTAAACCAACATTGTTTATTTTAATTTCTCAATCTAGAAATAATATTAATGCTATGTATACTAGTCAGCAACCATCTGGTGGTCAGGCTACAAAGTTTTACTCTTCTTGCGTTATTAAATTATTTTCTTCAGAATCAGACAATCAGGCCATAAAGGGTAAAATTAATATTGGTGATAAATTAATAGAAGAAAAAATTGGTAGAAAGATTAGATGGGATTTGCAATTTTCAAAGACATCTCCAGGGTTTCAATCTGGAGAGTATGATTTTTATTTTAGAGGGGAAAAAACTGGAATTGATACAATCGCCGACCTAGTAGATACAGCAGAACTAATGGGCATTGTAAATAGGACTGGCGCCTGGTATATACTTCCAGATGAAACAAAGGTTCAAGGAAGAGATGGCTTTATAAATAAAGTAAGAGAAGACAAAAAATTGTTTTCAGATATTTTAGATAAGGTAATAAAGTTTGGATAAAGAATATTCTATTTATCCAGGAAAATTTCCTTGTCATACTTGCAAAGAAGAGGTTTTAACTATGAGGCTATGGATCAAAACAACAGATTGCACTTGGATGTGTACTAATAAACATATATCAAAAATAACACTTGTAAAGCAAACAAGTTATACTAAAAGGGGTAGGGTATAATATATATATGAATAGTTTTCCAGAATTAGAAAGTTTTCCAGAGTATGAGAAGTTAAGAAAAAGCCAGCCAGAAGTGCATGATCAAAACTTTATACCACAATTTTCAAGTAATGTTTTAACCAAAGAACAAACAGAAGAAATTTATTCAATGATAGACTCATACCCAAAAGAAAAAATAAGAATTCAGAAGTGGGGAGGGCAAGGATGTTATGACACCGTCTCCCTTTCAGATGACATTAAAGAAAAAATATTATCAGAAGCAAACAAAATGTCTAAAGAAGAATTAGAAATAGAATACGTTTCTATAGTTAGGTATTCTCCAGAATTTGGATACGATGTTAAACTATTTCCACACTATGACACAAGACCATGCGAAATGTTTGTTTTTGATTTGCAATTAAAATCAAATGAAGAGTGGGGAATTATTGTTGAAGGGAAAAAATATAATTTAGAAGATAATCAAGCAATTCTTTTTTCTGGAACACAGCAAATGCACTGGAGAGAAAAGAAAAAATTATCCCCAAATGCACAAATTGATATGATTTTTGTATGGCTATCCCACAAAGAAAAAAAAGTATTGTCTAGCGATCATTCGTTAATAATGAAAACTAGAGAAGAGGTTTTATTAAATGAGACTAAAATCTCTAACTTAGAAATTCCATACGGCATCACAATAAGAGAAGGGTTAATGAAAAATTCTGTATGCAAAGATATTTTTACAGAAAAAGAAACAGAAGAAATTTATAGTTTAATTAATTATAATCAATCAGAAAATACCACAATAGTTCCTCTTTATGCTCAAAAAGTTTGGTTGTTTACGCAATTTCCAGAAAACATTATTCAAAAAGTTAAGTTTATTGCAGAAAAAGAATATGGTGAAGAGTTAACTTTAGAAGGAATGTCTTTTGCAAGATATTCTATAGAGTATGGAGAGCGTCCAAATTTAACTCCACATTACGATAACACCTTTATTGAACAAAGACTAACTCTTGACATTCAGTTAAGGTCAAGTATAAGGTGGCCAATTGTTGTTGAAGACAGTAGGTTTATTCTAAACAATAACGAAGGGTTAACGTTTTCCGGAACCCATCAAATACATTGGAGAGAGTATGTCGAATTTGAAAAACAAGATTTTGTAGAAATGCTATTTTGTCATTTTTCTTTAAAAAATAAAAAACCAATATCTTTGCAAGAAAAGGTTCAAATAGAAAGCAAAATGGCTCAATATTCTAATGGATATGCTGTAAAATTAATGGATACTATTTCTCAGTATAAAAATATTATTTCTTGGTTAAAAAAAATGACAGATAGACTTAGCGAAAGCGACAGTTACTAAATGAGTGAAAGATCAGAAATAAAAAAAATAAAAGCGACTGCCCATAAAAACTCTGGAAGAAATAACAAAAAGGGGGATGCAACTTGGGGGAATTTTATAGTTGACATAAAAGAAGCATCTAAGTCTTACACTTTAAATGAAAAGGTTTGGGCAAAAATAACAACTGATGCAATCAAGTCGGGAATAGATAAATCTCCAGCATTAATAGTGGTGTTGGGAACTGGTGGCAAAAAGGTGAGGCTTTTTGTTTCGGAGTTTTCCGTAATTGAAGATTTAGTGAATGGAGTATAATTATAAATATGAAAACTAAAATTGAAGTACTTAAAAACTTTTTTACAAAAAACGAAGAAGACGTTTTAAGAAATTTGGTAGAGCAAAATAGAAAGTTGGAAAGAGGCTCTAGTAGATTTGCACCAATGATAATAAAATCTATGTCTAGAGAACAAATAGAATTTTTAGTTCCAGAAGAAATTAAGGAAAAATTATTAAACACTGCAAAACAATTTGTAGATGATCCAGATTTAGAACTAACCCATTATCAATATTTAGATTATTTTGGTAAGTATGGAGAGGGTGCTTCCCCAAACCTGCCACCACATTTAGATGTTGAAAACTATTATACAAAAGTAAGTATTGATTATCAAATGTCTAGCAATATAGATTGGGCCATTGTTGTTGAAGACAATAACTTTATTCTAAATAATAACGATGTTCTTGTGTTTGAGGCTGCAGAAAGAATACATTGGAGAGAGCCAGTTCTTTTAAAAGAAAATGATCGCTGTGAAGTAATTGTGTTTCATTTTTCCAATAAGTTTGATCATCAACCATACATTGATAATCCAATGGGGCAGGAAGAAAGAGATTTAATTATTGAAAAACATAAAAATATTCCTAGAATGAAAGATTATCGAGAAAAATTTTTTAATCAATTAAAACAACTTGAAGGGAAATAAAATGGAACCAAGCAAAACAACTCTTGAGTCAATTAATGGACTATCTGAAATTGCTGAGTTTATGGATGATAAAGAACTAACAACTTCGTTAGAAATGATTGCTAAATTTATTTTAAAGCCAGATGTTCCAATTGCTGTAGCAACTATTGAGATCGTTAGGCTTCAGGCTATCGCTGCTAAACTTTCTTTAAAAGCAACATGGATGGCGAATGTAGATAAAAATAATAGAGCAAAAAAGAATATATATTACACAGCAGCAGAAGCGGTTAACGATTTGGTGTCAGCGTTAAAATACATTACTAGATAAATCTGATACACTATAAACTAACGAAAAGAGACTTATGACTAAAAACTTACTACAACAGATAATGATTAAAACTCCATCGGCTCCTAAGCCAGCATTTGATGTTACTGGGATAGCAGAAAAAATAAATAATGGATACCTTGCAAATCAAGATCCAAAGTTTATGACTAAAAAAACCTTTGCTCCTTCAACTTTAACTTATAGCGATGGCAATGGAGTTTGCCCTAGATATTGGTACCTTGCTTTTGAAGGTTCTATATTTGAAAGTTATAGCACTCCATTTGATATAGCAAACATGAGTAGTGGAACTTTGTCTCATAGCAGAATTGAAAAGGCTTTGTTAGATTCTGGAATTGCAATGATATACAAGAAAGAAAATCCAAAGACAAAAGAGTTAGAAGATACTACTGAATTTAAAGTTATCAGTTCTAGTCCTCCAATTTTTGGATATGGTGATTGCATGCTTGTTTGGAACGATGAAGAGATTGTTGGAGAAATAAAGACTCAAAACAATGAGGCATTTGAATATAGAAAAAGAGCAGGTAAGCCTAAAAAAGATCACGTCGCTCAAACGTTAATTTATATGAAAATTTTAAAAAGATCTAAAGGTATTATTATTTATGAAAATAAAAACAATCATGAGTTATTATTATTTCCAATTGAGGTTAATGACAACTATAGAAGTTGGATAGATAACACATTTGAGTGGATGAACTCAGTTTATGCTTCTTGGACATCTAAAACTTTGCCAATTAAAAATTATAGAACTAACGCTAAAATATGTAAAAAGTGTCCAGTTAAAAAAGCATGTGATGATGCTGGAGACGGTGTAATTAAGATCGCGTCTCTAGGGGAATTAAGTGAAACAATGTAGTTGGTGCGGAAGTTCTTTTAAGCCTAATGTAAGTTATCAGGTGTATTGCGGGGCTCATTGTAGAGAAGAGTCTACAAAAGAAAAAATTCATTCTAGGTATTCAGTAGTGAAAAGAAAAAAAAGAAAACTTAGTCCAAAAAAATGTGCAGGGGGGTGTGGTATTACTTTATCTGTGTACAATGACGATAAAGTTTGCAACGCTTGTAAAATAAATAAAGATGAAGTTGCAAAAACTTTAAAACAAATAAAAGGAATTATTCGTGATATCAAAAATAATAAAAATTAATACAGATAATAATCAAAGGGTTTGTTCTATAGATGCAAGCACAAACAGTATGGCTTTTGCAATTTTTGAAAATAAAGAATTAATTTGTGTAGGAAAAATAAATTTTTCAGGAGACACCATATATAAAAAAATTGGAGATTCATATGCAAAAATTCGGGCATTTTTTAAATCCTATGAAATAGACTCCGTCGTTATAGAGCACACTATTTTTATGAATAGTCCCAAAACAGTTTCAGACTTGGCATTAATTCAAGGAGCAATTCTTGCAGCAATGTGGGAGTCCGACATAAAAGAAATGGGTTCAGTTTCTCCAATTACTTGGCAAAACTATATTGGCAATAAAAGATTTAGTAAAGAAGAAAAAATACTAATGAGACAAAAAATTCCTAACAAATCAGAATCTTGGTATAAAACCCAAGAAAGAGAAGTTAGAAAAGAAAAAACAATTAGGTTTATTAATATGCAGTATGACAAAAAAATAACAGACAATGACGTTGCTGATGCTTGTGGCATAGGCCATTGGGCTATTAATAACTGGAATAAAGCAATGAGAGTTGAGGAATAATGCCAGAGTTGAATGCTAACATACCACCAATTGAGTGCTATGTTCGTGGTAATTTTTTAAGAGACCAGCAAGATAGCCACGACCAATATTTCTCTTGTGTAATATTTGGCGTAGCA